ATAGATCTATAGAGTTCCAATGAAGTCTGTAGATCATTGAGAAAGGGCCTTCGGGCCCTTTTTTCGTTCCGCCTCCAAGTCCCGTACCCGTTCGTGGAACGTCCGCGCCGAGGGGCGGTTCTCCTTGCCGCTTTCCCGGCGACCGGGGCCGTACGTTTCGCGAAGCCCTTCGTCTCGCCAGCGAGGCGGCTTGCCGCAAGATGCTGCCTCGGCACATCAGAAGTGTGGCTGTCGCACTCCAGGGGGGCTCGATTCATTGCACCTTGGACCGCCTTCGTGCGCCTGTTGCTTTGGCTGCCACGTTCGACCGAGCCGTCCCAAGGCCAGCGCTTCGGTATCGCAGCGCTTCGACGACCACTGAGAAGGTCGGCGAAGGTTGCCTCTGACTTGGGTGATAGAGGTAATAGCCCGGGAATGGATCGCACCAGCCTTCCAGCACGCTACCAGGTTGCCCTCGGCGATGTGCGGCTCGAACTGGGCTTTCGAGTGCAGGCATGCCACGGCCAGGGCGCACGTCATCGCAAGCGGCTTCATCGATCTAGCCGGCGACGCGAAAGAGTCGAGGGTTTTCGCGAGCCGGGCATAAGGCGGCTGTCAGAGCGAGTGTCGACAGGCGTGGGTTCCTGGGAAAAGTATCCATCTACCTGCTAACATGGCGGCATCGTTGCCGATGTGTCCGCAGGCTCTGGGCGCGGATGCCATGCCCTCTATCCGGCCGGAGAACTTTGCCATCGTAGACTCGACATGCTGACAAGGTCGTTGCTGTCCGCGGTCTTTTGCCTGTTGCTGATCGCTCTGCAGCCGCTGCCCGTCGAAGCCGAATCCATCCTGCCGGATGGGCGTACGACGACAACGATGCGTCCCTGGCTCGATAAACGAGCCAGGCAGTGGCTGGATGCACGGGAGCCGCTGACGGTAGGCGTGGTTTCCCCCGACTATCCGCCGTTGTCCATCTTCTACGCAGGCTCCTACAAGGGCTTCACGGCCGATTACCTGGCCCTGGTGTTCGAGCGGCCGTTGCGCGTCAGGGACTTTCCGTCGCGGCAGGCGGCAATCGACGCGTTGTCGCAAGGGGAGATCGACCTGCTTGGCGTCGGTAGCGAGGTCGAGGCCCGACAACACGGCTTGCTGGCATCCGCTGCGTATCTTTCCGACCGGCCGGTACTGGTGTCTTCCAGCGGTGCCCCGTTCGATTCGCAGGCGGAGTCCTGGCTGGCCACGGTCAAGGGCTATCTTCCCGCCGAACGTATCAAAGCTGCCTATCCGCACAGCAGGATCATCTGGTTCGACTCGCCGCAGCTTGCCCTGGAAGCGCTGAGCATGGGGGATGTCGATGGCGTGCTGGGGGACGCAGTTTCCACGCACTACCTCATCCAGACCCATTACCTGCTGAACTTGCGCATCGAGAACTTCGCACCCATCGACAGCCAGGGTTTCCGTTTCCTGCTCCGGCCAGGTGACGAACCTCTGCTCGCGCTCATCGATCGCGCCCTGCCGCATATTGGCGGGCGCTACGGCGACGAACTGTTGCGCAGCTGGAGCGCCGGGCGGCGCCTGCGCTTCGACGAGCCCCGGGTGACGCTGTCGCCGGCGGAGCAGCGTTGGCTCTCCGCGCACCCGGTCGTGCCGGTGGTGATCAACCATTCCCTTGGCGCGCTCGGGCAACTGGATAACGAGGGGAGGCTGAGTGGTATCGGGCGTGACTATCTGGACCTGATCGGCAAGCGCAGTGGCCTGCGGTTTTCCTTCACTGGAGCACGCAACTTCGTCGAGACGAAAAGTCGACTGGATGCGGAGGAGGCACTGGTTACGCCGACCATGCCTTCGTCGGAGCGCTTCGATTCCGGCCTCGAAGTGCTGACGCCCTATCTACGCAGCGCCACGGTGCTGATGGGCGCCCGCCAGGGTGGCCGGGATGAAAGGGTGGGGCGTGTCCATGGCCTCGCGGACCTGGCGGGCAAGCGATTGGCGACGACGATTGGCTATTTTCTCAACGACTTCATTCGACGCGAACACCCGGAGATCAAGCTCCAGGTCTATCCGACCTTCCTCGCCGCCATGCGCAGCGTAGACGCCGGCCAGAGCGAGGCCGCCATCAGCAGCGACTATACCGGTCGCTATCTGTCCGCCCAGCATTTCGACAACCGGATCCAGGTCGTCGGTATCCTCGATGACCTCTCCATCCCGATCAGCATCGGCGTGGCGAGGAACCAGCCGGAGCTGCAGGGCATCCTGGAGAAGGCGCAGCTGGCGATCGCTCCGGAAGAAGTGGCGGAAATCCTCCACCGCTGGGAGCCTCGCTTCGCCAAGGGAGGGGCGGACTTCTGGCGCGATCACCGGAGCAAGATTCTGCAGATCGGCGGATTGTTCGGCGTACTGATTTCCATCTCCCTCATCTGGGGTTTCTACCTGATGCGCCAGGTGCGCAAGACCCGCCAGGCAGAAGAGCAAGCCGACACTGCCAACCGTGCCAAGAGCGTGTTTCTTTCGACGATGAGTCACGAGATCCGTACGCCATTGAATGCGGTCATCGGCCTGCAGGAACTGGTGCTGAAAAAGGGCGAGAAGGGCGTGTTGGACCTAGATTCGCTGAGCATTGCCCAGGAGGCCGCCCAGGGGTTGCTGCTTCTGCTGGGCAATATTCTCGATTTGTCGCGGATCGAATCCGGTCGGTTCGATTCAGCTCCCGAACCAGTGCTTCCTGGTGAGTTGATCAGAGGAATCCTGCCGTTGGTTGGTGGGCTGACGCGGCAGAAGAATCTTTCCCTGGCACTGGAACTCGACGGGGATCTCGAGCACTGGGTGCTGGTGGATCCCCTGCATTTCAAGCAGGTGTTGTTCAACCTGCTGGGCAATGCCATCAAGTTCACCGAGCGCGGAGGGGTAACGGTGCGGGCGGTGGGGCGGCGCGAGGCGGAGAGGCTTCATTTGCTGCTCGAGGTAAGCGACACCGGCCTCGGTATTTCGGAGGAGGACCAGGCCAGGCTGTTCCGGCCATTCTCGCAGGTCGGCTCGCCTGCGCTTGGCCAGGCGTCCGGCAGCGGCCTGGGGTTGTATATCAGCCGACGCCTGGTGCACCTGATGGGCGGCCAGATCAGCCTGCGCAGCGAACTGGGCAACGGCTCCTGCTTCTCGGTCGAGTTCGATCTTCCGCTGACCGAGCCTCCGCCCAGCGAGTCCAGCGAAGCGCGTTCCGGAGTTGCCGAGGTCGAGGAGCGGAAAGAGGCAAGGGCGCTCTCGATATTGCTTGCGGAAGACCATCCGTTCAATCGGCTGACCCTGACCATGCAATTGGAAAGCCTTGGGCACCGGGTGACCTCCACGGAAGATGGCGAGGAAGCATTCGAACGTTGGCAGGGCGAAGACTTCGACGTCGTGATTACCGACGGCATGATGCCGCGGATGGATGGCTACGAGCTGGCGCGACGGATCCGGTCGCAAGAAGCCCTTGGCGGTCGGCGTCGCTGCTTGGTGATAGCGCTTACCGCCAGCGCCGAGAAGGATGCGCTGGAGCGTTGCCTGGCTGCCGGCATGGACCGGGTCCTGTTCAAGCCGACTACGCTCGATGAGCTCGCTCGGGCGCTGAACGGGGGAGAGCCGCTCATGCCTACGAGCGTCGATTCGCAATGAAAGTGCCCGACTGGTTGCCGTTTTGCGTGCCGCGAGCGGATGTATCGGGTAATCTCTCGCAGAAATGAACCAGCACTAGTGAAGCGAACGATGGGTTTTGAACAACTTGCCGAGCTGAGAGACCGTCTGCGCGCACAGGCGGCGCAGGCGAAACCGGCTCAAACCAAAAGCTCCGCGGGACGCGCGAAGAAACGTGAAGCCGTCGAGCCGGGAGTCGAGGCTATCTGGAGGCTGCAACGGCATTTTCCGCTGGCGTTTCCGAAAAGTCCCGCGGCCAAGGTTCCGCTCAAGCAGGGTATTCTCCAGGATGCGCAGCAGCACCTCGAACTACTGGGAATCACCGCCGAACAACTGAAACAGGCCATCGCCACCTGGTGCCAGGGCAGCCGCTACTGGAGTTGTATGGTGGAAGATGCGCCGCGACTGGATCTGCAAGGCCAGGTTGCCGGCAAGGTAACCGCCGAGCAGGCGGTGTATGCGCGGCGGCAGGCGTCTCGCCGGCAGCGCGAGCAGATGCGCGAGAAGCGCGCCAAGCGTGCACAGGCGGGTGGCGAAGCGCCGGCCGCCACGGAGGCGCCGACGCCTGAAGCGCCCGCAACCGAAGCGAGCCCCGAGGCGAACTGATCGCCGGGGCAGGGCGCGTCGGATCCTGGCGCGCTCCTCGGTTGCCGGTCGCTGCGGGCCCATTTCGCGGACGTCTGGGCCCGTTTCTCCCGGCTTGTGCTACGCAATAGCCTGATCTGCAAAGTTTTTTTCGTAGAGCGCTTGCCAAGCTCGGCGAATCCGTCCATAATTGCGTCCATTCCAGCGATGGGTGAGCTAAAAATCTTTTGAAATCAAAGGGTTATAAGTTCAAAATCGCGCCAGGAAAGAAATTTCAGCGATATGCCAAACGCATGTCGCTTCGCTCAAAGGCTGAGTAGCAGAGTGGTTATGCACCGGATTGCAAATCCGTGAACGCCGGTTCGATTCCGACCTCAGCCTCCAACAGGAAAGCCCCGTAGCTCAACGAGTTACGGGGCTTTTTTCTTGCCTAGGAAAGCGGATCATTTCCGCAATTCTCCGATCATTTCCGCAACGCCTCCTCACTTCGTCGGGCTAACCACCTCGCCGACGCGTCGGTAAACGTTCTTCGTGATCTGTTCCTTTGTGTGGCCAAGCAGCTTGCTTGCGTCGGCCAGGTTCTCGATTTCGCTGGCTGCCTTGGGGCGAATATCGCTGAAGCGGAACTGCTTGATTCGTTCAGCAAGCGGCTCGTCTCGGGCGGCCACTGCTTGGGCGGCGGCTTCTGCTCGCGCCTCGTCCCAGCGATTTCGCATCATGGCGTAGCTCATGCGGAGGCCTGATGGGTTCGTGATGAGGCGCGAACTGGTAATACCGGCCAGTTTCCGGCGCTCGAACAGGCCGTCGATGAACACGCCCAGCCCTGTTGGCTGTTCGCCATCGAGCAAGCGAATCCTGAGCTTCTTTCCTGTCTTGCCCTGGGCAACCAGCAGGAACTCGCCTGCCAGATCGCCTGTTGAGACTTTCAGCGTGTCCGCAGGTCGCTGGCCGGTGAGATAGGCTAGATCCATCGCGTCTCGAAGCTCCTGGCAGGCATGAGCGTAGACCGCTTCCCAGACATCGTCGGAGGCATAGTAGTCCCTGGCCTTCTCCTTGTTCCGTCGCACCCGGGCGCAGGGATTTTCGCCATCGATGTAGCCCCACTCCCTCGCGAGCGTGAAGACATGCGAGAGTAGTGCTATCTCCCGGTTTCCACGAGTTTTCGCCGTCCTGGCATCGCGGTACTGGGCGACCACCTGAGGAGTAATTGCCGTGATCGGCGCGCTATCAAAGGCTTTCCGTAGTTGCCTCAGTTCGGCTTGATTGTCCGATTGGGTACGCGGCGCCTTCGTCGGGACGACCTCGCGCTCGTAGCGATCGAACAGTTCTTTCATGTAGCGCACAATCTTCGGCGTTGTCGTTCGCTCGAGGCGAGCCCATTCGGCGCGCGCCTCGTTCAGGTCGCTACCCAGCGGAATCTCCTTTCGATTTCCCTCCTCGTCTCGGCCGTTGTAGTAGTAGCCGATCCAGACTTTCCCCGATTTCAATTTTCGGACACGCTTCAACATGCGGGGCGGCATGTCTCGGTTCGTAGACTTCGGCCGCATATCAGGACACGTTCGACAGGTCGAGCGACCAGGCGGGGGCGGAAACTGTGGTTCTTGTGGGATGAACGCCTGCCAGACGCAACCGTGCATACACCCGTCCGACTATGGGACGGCCAGCTGCGTTGGTTTCATAGTTCCAATGATGATTTTCGAGCCATTCGATCTGTTTGCTCACGACCTTCTTTCCAACTAATTCAGTGATTTCGTCAGGGGATAGAAACTCGGAAAGGGACATCGCTGTTCCCTCATGAAATAGCGGCCCTTTCCGTTGGGCCGCGGCATGGATGATTTCAGGTAGGATGCACCGGCTCACCCCTGCTCAGGGCAGGGGTACTCGGCGATGGTGCGGAGCGCCAGGCCCTGGGAATCTAGCGTCGGCGCCTGGTCATTGATGAGGGCCAGCAAGCTCTCGGCTGAGGAGTGAACGTCGTCGAGGTCCGTCGACCAGCGCTGCGGGCTGGTGTTGTGGATGTTGTTCAGGGCTTCGACGATGCCGCGCAGGCGGATGGCGCACTGCTCGATCAGTTGGTGTTGGGTAGAGGACATTGCGGTGTCTCCGGTTGCTCCGGCGCCGGCGGCCGGCAGCGGAAGCATTTGCACAGGCCTATCCGTTGGCCCGTGGTGCGGCAGATGGTGGGGCGGTTCATTTCGTGGCGTCTTGCTTCATGGCCTTGGCGTGGCCGACGCAGGTGCGGACTGGGTTGCCCTGGTCGTCCAGGTCGGCGTGGCAGTAGAACCGGCTGAGTTCCTGCCGGCAGTAGATGGCATCGGAGGTGGTGACCGGCGAGGTGTTCGCCGGGGTGCCGAGTCGATAGGCGCAGCCGGCGCACGTGCCGCGAGAGTTCACCGTTGCGGCCAGGACAACGCCCTGCAGCGCTCCGAACATCGTCGGGAGGTTCGCCTGCTCCGCGGTGTGCGGATGTTCGCCGTGCTCGATGAGGATCAACTCGACCATCGCTCGGCAGTTCTCGGCGACGGCGTTGGCCATGCCCAGCACCTGGGCGAACAGGTCGAGCATGGTGGCCGGGTCGCGCTGGGCGGCCATCTTCTCCAGCACCTGGCGGCGCATTGGATCTGGTCATGGTGCATTCCTTGCCCCGCAGTTGGGGCAGTCGTCGAAGCGCTGATGCTCTGTGATGAAGCGTCCGCAGCCGCTGCAATTCAGCCTGGTGCTGTAGCTCAGGCGGCGCTGGCCCTGGTGCTCCGGCTTGGGTAGCTTCAGGCCGAAGAGCCGGAGGGCCTGCTTGTGGTTGAGGGAGGCCGCCACAGCAACAGGCCTGGCATGCTGGTCGATGTAGGACTTCGGCCAGGGCGCTAGCCCGCGCGCGGTGAGTACGCCGGCGTGGTCGAGCGGCCAGGTCCGTGCGGCGGCCAGGTTGGATGTCCGGCCGGCGGCCTCGGGTACCCAGACAAGACAGTTGCCGTCCCAGTCCCTGTCGTAGGCGACGTAGATGCGGTCGTCCGCCGGCGCGCCGGCGAGTGCCTGCGTCCGGGACAGGTCCAGGTCCTGGTGATCGACGCCGTACTCGACCCGGGCGCGCACGTAGTCGACCGGCCAGGGCAGATCGGTTTCCCGGCACTTGTACTGCCGAACGGCATGGGCGCTGGTGAACGTCTCGGCTTCGTCGAGGTTGGTGGTGTAGCCGCCGCCGGCGCGCCAGAACGTTGCTCGGCTCCCGACGTTGCTGCGGCTGTCCTGCAGGTAGAAGAGGTCGGTCATGGCGCATCCTCCGCAGGACCGGTGATGTGCTCCGCGTGCAGAGCGCGCATTCCCAGGTTGGTGGCTACGGTGAACTCCAGCCTGGCGCCCTTCGAGTCCATCCAGCCGGGCAGCAGAGCGATTGCCTGGCAGGTGAGCAGCTTCTGCAGGTCGAGCCGCAGGTAGTCGGCCCACTCGAAGCCCGGAATCTCGCCGTGCTCGGCGGGGTTCTCGACCTGGTACCCGAGGCCTCGCAGGCGCGCGGCTTCAGCGTGGAAGGCGGGGAAGTTGTGTTCCGGCAGGCCAGTCATAGGTCCGGCGAGGTAGATGCGCTGGGTCACGGCAGCAACTCCTCTCCGACCTGGCGGGCATGCTTGAGGCTGCCGGCCCTGATGCGCTTCCAGTTCTTCCCCCAGTCCTCCGTCAGGCCGCCCTGGCTCACGAAGAACGGGCCGTGCTTCACGAACACGGCGCCGCCGGCGTTGCGCATGACGAAGTAGGTGTTGTCGTCAACCGGGTCGTCCGCTCGGACGTGTTCGATCGCTTTGTCGGCCGGCGCCGTGCGCCAGTCCGGCCAGGTGCGCGCCTCGTTCTTCGTCTGCTTTGCGACCAGGGCGTCGATGATCTGCGCCGGCGTGGCGCCGGTGCGCCAAGCCCCGTCAAGGGCCAGGATCACAACGTCGATCCACTCGGCCAGGTCGCCAGGGGCTTCCTCGATCTCGCGCAGCTCCTTGCGGATGTGGTCGATGACGCCGGCGGCGCGCGGCCCTGGCCCGAACGTGCGTTCGCTGAACTCTCGCTGGCGATGAAGGTGCTGCTCGAAACTGAATCCAGTGCCGTGTAACACCTTGAGCATGTCATGCAGTTCTTGCTTCGCTTCATTGGCGTGTGCCATAGCATCGCCGCTGTCGAACGGGCCACCGACCAGGCTCCAGGCGCTGGCAAAGACTTGGGCTTGGCTCATAGCGGCGTTGATGGAGTCGCTGTTTTCTGCGGACATAGGAATACCTCTCGCCTACTGGCGATCTGCGATTAACTGGGGTATGTTCCGGTGGCCTGGCATGACGCCGGATGAGGAGAATTGGATGACTAAGCTTATAGTTGATAGGCCTCGCAGCCCCTTCCTAACAATCGATACAGGAAAGGGGAAAGGTAAGAGGGTCTTGGCTAGCTATTCGTGGGGCGGTCCGGAAAACGAACTACCGGTTAAAGTTCGGGTTTTTGTCGAAGTAAATGGCACGGACTTTTTTATCGAGGAGATTAGCGGTCCCTTCAATAGTCTTGAAGACGCTGCCGAGAAGGCGCTTGCTTCAGGTACGAGTTGGTATGATCGTGGCAACGGCTGATCGCGTGACATTAGCAATTTAACGACATGGATTCAGATCCTTAGGGAACTGATACGCGGGCATGCCGGCCAGGCGACGGCAGATGGACGGATCGTTATCGCTGAGCGACCAGCCGCAGTGGTGCATATGATGGGATGCATGTCTTTTTTGTGGTGAGTGGGAAGAGACGCTGAGGAGCGGTATCTTCGGCTCTTTAGTCAAAGGGGCTGATGCGAATGGACGAACTGGTAAAAGAGCTAATCCCACTACTTCAATATTTAATTCCTGGCTTTGTCGCGTCCTGGATTTTTTACACCCTCACATCATTTAAGCGCCCAGATACTTTTGGGCAGATTGTTCAGGCGCTTATTTTTACTTTCTTCATTCATGGAGTCGTTGCTGGGATTGGCGGGCTCCTCATATACATAGGGAAAGCTTGGGTGGTGTGGGGGCTATGGGACCAGAAGGCTGTTGCGATATGGTCGGCTGTAATCGCCATTCTGCTCGGCCTGTTCGCATGCTTCTTGGTAAATAAAGGCTATTTGCATGCCATTCTTCGATTTGTAGGAATTACTGTTAAAACGTCTTGCCCAAATGAGTGGTTTAGTGCGTTCAATCGGTATAAAAGATTTGTGGTTCTTCATCTAAAAGATGATCGGCGAATCTACGGGTGGCCGGAAGAGTGGCCATCTGAGCCGTATAGTGGTCAGTTTGTAATTCTCGACCCAGCTTGGCTGGATGAAGAAGGAAAGGAGTATCCGCTTGGGGTAGAGGCATTTGTCATCGACGCCACGCAGGTACAATGGGCAGAACTCAGTACGAAAACTTGGTGAAACAATGACCAGTAAAGCACCTCAACCAATGCCAACCGGGCGAAATCCGAGCAGTGGTAGCGAAAAGAAAGGCAACGTGAACCCGCCGAAACCGACGAACGTTCGGCCTGCCGCTCCGAAAGCACCGCCAAAACCTAAAAGCTCTTGAGAAAGACGGCCGATGGCCGCCTTTTCCTTATGTGGATTGCGCGACACTCAGCGCCACCGCTACGTTGCGCACCCAGATCGGCGTATTGCTGAGCATGAAGGTTTCACCGGCTTCGGCCAGCAGCAGGGTGGTGCCCATCACGCCGGCGATGGCTTCGGCCGCGGCCGGCGGTACGGCGTTGCCGATGCGCTCGCTCCAGTCCTTGTCGCTCATACCGTCGAGCACCAGGTATTCCTCGGGCTCGACCAGGCTCTGTAGGGCTGCCTTTTCCAGCGTGGTGAAGGGGCGGTGCCAGGTGCCGTCGAGGCTGCGGATGATGCAGGTCAGGCGTTCGTCCGCTGCTGGGATGCGTGGATCAGCGACGCTGAATCGGCCGCTGTCGTAGCGGGAGCTGGCCGCGATGGCGCCGGAATGCTGGTTGAAGCCGATCACCCCGTAGTGACCGCCGGTCAGGTAGTTGTCGCCCTTGCCGCGGTGCAGGATGCGCGGGTCTGCCACCGACTGCTGGCCGCCCTGGACGCCCTTGCCGCCGGCGATGATGGTGCCTGCAGGTTGGTCGTAGCGGATCACCCGATAGTTGCCGCTGTGGCGGTTCCAGTTGGGGCGCGGGTCGGCGACGCTGAAGGTGCCTTGGCCTGGCGTCGTTTGCCCAGGGATAGTCGGCGCTGACTCGGCCCAGCGGATCACCCCGAACTGCTGGCCGTGGTTCCAGTTCGAAGCCTGACGGTAGCGCGGGTCGGCGACCGAGAACGCACCGTTGGTAGGGCCGGAGCGGCCGGCGATGGTGCCGGCAGTGTCGTCCCACCCATGTACCCCCATGTAGCCGGAGCGGTACTCCGGCACGATTACTAGGTCGCGCAGGTGGCCATCCTCGATCGCCAGCTCGTTCAGGCTGCGCCAGTCGCTGCCGGCGCGTACCAGGGCGAGCCGCACCCAGGTCCGCCACTGCAACGACGGCACGCGGTGCATCGGGCCCGCGGCCTCGATGTCGCCGGGCAGCGGCATACGGCCGAGGATGTCGCCGACGGCGCGCAGGCTCTTCTTCTCCGGCTCGTACAGGAAGGCTGGGACCTTTTCGATGTTCCGGGCCACCAGCAGGAAGCGCTTGCGGCTCTGCGCCAGCCCTCCCAACTCGCCGCAGTCGTGGGTGGTTTCAGCGTTGGCGAAGCCGTAGTGGCCAAGCAACTGGCCGATCTGGTCGAGCAGGTGCCGGCCACGGGTTGCCAGGCGTGGGACATTCTCGAAGGCGATCAGCGGCACCGGGTCATCCGCCCAGGCCTCGCCCATCAGCCAGATGCAGCGCAGGGTCAGTTCGTTGAGGGCCTGGTAGCGGGGAGTTTTCGCCTTTTCCTCGGACAGCAGGCCGCTCGCGCCCTTGCAGGGGCTGGAAATGAACACGCAATCCGGTCTTTTGCCGCCGGCGGCGCGACGGATGTCCTCCGGGGTTGCCTCCCGCCAACCGGCGGGCGGCTCCTTTCCATGGAAGCGGATGTATTGGTCGCGGGTGAACAGGTCCAGCTGGGTGCCTGGTACGCCAGCCAGTTTGGCGAAATCGCGCAAGACGCCCGCATCGACGTCGATGCCACCGAGACATTCCCAGTGCGCTTCGACATTGCCGACGCGCGGGCGCGAGCGGTTGAAGCCCTTGGCGCCGCCGCCCAGGCCGCAGCAGAAGTGGAAGTGGTAGAGGGTGCGCTTGATCATGCGGCGGGTTCCTTTTCGCGAACGTGACGATGCACGGCGCCATGCGTGATGGCGCAGTGATGTCGTTGGGGCTAGAGTTGGATGGCCCGGCATGGGGCCGGATCAAGGGGAGATAAATGGTGCCGAGAACGTGCTGTGATAACTCAATGCACTGCGTTGACAATGGTCAAGGCCTTGGAGACTTCAAACTGACTGGCCACCGTGAACCAATCGGCAAGAAGATGACCTTCTATACGTGCCTGGAATGCGGTGATCGATGGTCCCGGACTGAAGAGACTCACGGTGACCGTGTCGTCACTTGGCACCTGTTGAGTTAGCTCACCGCCATCATGCTGCTGGCTCCTTGGTGTCGTGGAATATGTCGAGCTGCGCCAGGCCACTGCGCGCGGCATCGTTGAGCCAGAGGCATTCGATGCGGTCGCGTGCGCCGTCGGCGAGGGCGTTCCGCTCGAGGCGGTGCCAGTGGCGGTAAAGGTGGTCGTAGAGCGGGCAGGGGTACCCGGAGAGGACCACCATGCCGGTCAGCCCCTTGAGGAACGCCGCCAAGTCCCGGTGCTGGTCGTCGTCCAGTTCGTGTCGGTACGACTTGCCGGTGGCGTTGTGGCGGACCTTGGTGCTGCGAGTGGAATGGACGTAGGGCGGGTCGACGTAGTGCAGCGTGCTCGGCCGGTCGTGATGCTCCATCAGCACCAGGGCGTCGCGGTTCTCGATCACCACGCCCTGTAGGCGCTCGGTGATAGCGGCCAACGCATCGGGGTAGTTGCGCCAGTCCAGCGCGGGCGCGGTGCCACTCCTCGCCGACGTTGAGCGGAACCCCGTGCGTTCGCCGCTCGCCGCGGCGCTGCCGAAACCTTGGAAACTGCGGACCACCATCCGCCGGGCGCGCTCGAGCGGATCCGTCGTTTCCGCGTAGCTGGCTTCGAACTCTTCACGGGCAAACGGGGTAAGCGCCAGGGACTGGCGCAGTTCCTCGCCACGGTCCCGCGCGACGCGGAACAGGTTCACCACGTCCCCGTCGAGGTCGTTGTAGACCTCGGCGTAGCTGCGGGCCTTCCGCAGCAGGACAGAAGCCGCGCCGCCGAAAGGCTCGATGTAGGTGTGGTGGGGCGCGAGGTGCTGGATGATCCACGGGGCGAGCAGCCACTTGCCGCCGTGGTAGCGGAGAATCGGTCGTTGAGGAGGCATCGTCAGTACTCGGTGAACAGGCACTGGACGCCGCCCTGCCTGACAGGGCGGCCCACGAGGCATGGTTGAATCGCCCACAGGGCGGCGTCCGGTGCGTGCTTGCTGGAAGAGAAAGCGCCCCGGGTGGGGCGCTGTATCGAGGGTCAGGCAGCAGCCTGCTGCTGCTGCTGGTCGACGAGTTGCCCGGCGTCGATCCAGACTGCCTGTAACCAGGTCGGCGTCTTCGCCATCGCCTCCTTGAGCGTGCCGGCGACGATCACCGAATCGATTTCCTTGTCCATCGTCACGGCACGCAGCAGTGTCAGGGCCTGGCTACGACTCGGCAGGTCCAACACATCGAGGCGATCCAGCAGCGCCAGGCGAAGACCGGAGATCGTCGCGATGGCCAGGGCCAGCGTCGCGTCGCACCGCCAGCGTTCGGACTCGGACAGCAGGCCGTACAGCCGGCCGCCGAACGTGACGTCGATGTCGGCGCTGATCTGTACCGGCGACCAGCCGGCGGTGCCGGACAGGCGCTGCAGCAGCTCGTTCACCGGCCCGATCGCATCGGCCAGGATCTCCGCTGGGATGCCCGCGGGCGATAGGGCATCGGCCAAGGTGCTCCAGGCGCAGACCTCGGCGTGGAAGCCGGCGGCCTGCTTGATGACGTCCTGGCGCTGCGCGGCGGCGTTGAACGCTTCCATCAGCGACTGCACCTTGGCCTGCTGCCGGTCACGCGCCTGGCGCAGTTCGTTGATCGCCTGTTCGCCGTTGGCGATCGCCTCGGCGCTGGGCGCCTGGGCGGTTTCGGCCTCCAGGGCGGCGGCCTGCGCGGCGGCGTCCTCGCTCTCCTTCAGGTCCCGTTGGCTGTTGGCGACGGCCCGCTGGGCGCTGGCAAGATAGCCGCGGTATTCCTCCAGGCGTTTCGCCGCCTCGGGATCGGCAACCTTCGTCGGTGGCTGGTGCGCGACCAACTGGCCGGCCTGCAGGTCCACGGTGCCCTGGCAATGAGGGCAGGTCAGCGGCTGGTGGGCGGGCTCGCCGCTGGCGGCGGCCTCGGCTGCCATGACCTTCTCCGACCACTCGTCCTGATTGGCCTCGTCGGTGGCCAGCTTGTTGCGCCGCCGGTCGGCCAGCGCTGCGGTTTCGCGGAGAGCGGTGATGCGGCTGGCGCGGGACTGGGCGTCGGCGTGGGCGCGCTTGCTGGAGCCCAGGGTCTGTTGGGCCTCGTCCAGGTCTTGGGCGGTGGCTTGCAGTTCCGCGCGCGCCGATTCCAGTTCCTCCTCGCTGACGATGGCCGTCGGCGCCTCCGGCTCCCACCCGTTCGCCTTGTCGCTGCCGTAGTTCTCGCCGGTGATTGCCTTCCAGGCGCCGCGCGCCTCGCTGGCGTAGTCCTTTGCCTGGCCGACCATGGCGGAGAACCCGGAACGGAGCAGGGGCTTCACCTTCTCGAACAGCGCCAGGTCGATGCCCTTGGCCTTCAGGCGCTTGCCGACCTCGGCCGGGCTGGCGCTGGCGCCGGTCAGGTCGAACAGCACCCGGCGGCGATCTTTGGCGTCCAGGGCGGCGAAGCGGCTGGCGTCGAGCACGAACGGCAGAAACGGCGAGTCGGCGAGCTGGGAGCCTTTGCCGCTGGGCAGCGCGACACCGCAGGCCTGCACCTCGCCGGCCTCGTCCAGCCACTCGACGCGGGCCTCGCCCTTCTTGGCGCCCTCGGTGATCAGTTGGCCGATATGCTGCTTCTGCGCAACGCGGCCGGGCTTACCTGTGAAGGCGTGGCTGATGGCGTCGAGCAGCGAACTCTTGCCGGCGCCGTTGTGGCCGGCCACCAGAAGCACTGGCGCAGAAACATCAAGGGCCGCATGACGCAGCCCTTGGAAGTTGGTGATTTCGAGTTTCGTGATGCGCATGGCTCACTCCACGGTGATGGGCTCTTCGGCCGGGGCCTTGGTGGCAACGGCGACGCGGTAGGTGTTGAGGTCGGGCGATTCGCCTTCGGTGGCGAGCGTGATCACACCGTCGTCGAGCAGCTTCAGGGCGACAGCCAAGGACTCGTCGGTGCTCAGCGCGAAGCGCGACTGCAGCCAGCCCGGGGTGATCTCGTCTTTGCGCAGCACCAGGACGGTGATGTCGTCGATGGTGTGGCCGCCGTAGGTTGTGGCGCCGGGCTCGGCGGCGCTGCTCAGCGGGTCTTTTTCCGGTTCCGGCGGCGATTGCAGGATCACCTCGCGCTCGCCGTTGGAGTTCGGTGCCGATACGACCCTGGCCACCTCCATCGCTTCAACGATGCGCGCGGCACGGTTGTAGCCGATCTTCAGGTGCCTCTGGATGGAACTGATGGTTGCCTGGCGGGCGTCGCGGACATGTGCGACAGCCTCGAGGTACAACTGATCTTCACTGCCATCGCCCAGCAGCCCCTCTGCGACGTTGCCAGCGTGCAGCGGCATTTCGTGCTGGTCGCGGTCGGGCCGGACGTCGTCCAGCCCCTCGTCGTAATCGCTCGGTGCCATGACCAGCAAGCACAACTTGCCGGCGGCGTCGGTCAATTCGTGCTTGTTCGGCTCTGCGCCGTCTACCTTCGCCGTGATCGTCATGGTCTTGGCTTCGACCTTGATCGCTTTCATATCGACTGGAACGGAGACTGCGCCGCGGGAAGCAATGATGCTGATGGCCACCCTGGTCACTTCGCTTACGCTTTCCGCTATGCGATCGATCACTTCCTGCTGCTCGTCTTCCTTCAGCAGGTGGAAGGGCACACGGACACTGCGCAGTTCGGTGACCACCGTGTTGACCAGGTCGCGCTCCAGCAACTCGTGCGCGATGGTGCTTGGGTAGTAGCCGTGTAGTTTGGCGCGGTCGATGATCTCGCGGTGTTCGGCTTTCATCCGGTGGAGCTCCTATTCGTTGGCGATCCGCTCCAACTGCTCGAGTTGGGCGTCGCTGAGGTAGGTGTGTGCGCCGTAGCGCTGGAAGTTGCTGCGGAGGTCGGCCAGGAACTGCTCGTCCCAGTCCGTAGCGGCGTTGAGCTCAGCCGCGCCGAGTAGCGCGGCGAACTCCCCGACTTGGCCGTACCGCTCAAGGACAGTGAGGCTGGGCATGGCCGGTTACTCGAGATTGAGCCCGTCGTCGCCGGTGTCGCCGGTGTCCGACTGCTGGCCCGGGGCGGGTTCAGTGATTTCGCCGGTCTCGGTGTTCACGCCGTCCGGGACCTGGTCCTGAGACTGGTCGTCAACAACGCTGTATTCGCCGGTGAGGATGGACGCGTTGTCCTGGTCCAATCCAGCGTCGGCGCGTTCGTCCAGGGTGACTGCGGTCTGCAACTCGATGCTGACCGGCAGGTACTTGAACAGCCGGCGGATGACGGTCTTCTTGGCCATCTCTTCGTAGTGGGTGACCCAAGGCCCGTTTCCGGATGCCTTGCTGGTGGCGCGTACTTTGTCGACGTCGGCCTTACTCATGACCTCGAATTGCACGCCGCCGTCCTTCAGCTTGGCGACCGCGTAGACGTGGGTCATGACGCCGCGTTCACCTTCACCCGGAACGTGCTGGACGTCCTCGTCGAGGCCGTAGCGATAGCTGAACTGGTCGTTCTGGTGCACGGTGCGCGCGGTGAGCGAAACGATCTGGCCGGAGCGCCGGGCAAGGTCAATCATCCCGCGGTAGCCGATGATCAACTGGACGTTCGACAGGCCATCTTTCGCCTTGCCGTTGCCGAACGGCAGCAGGTAGGCATGGCCGAGAGCGTTACCCGGTTCCAGGCCGAGCTGCGCGCATTGCATCACGGCGCCGAGGAAACTCTCCTGATTGCATTTCGCCAGGGCCGGTACTTTGCGGATCTCGGTCAGCGCGATGCGCGCGAGTCGGTCGGCGGTCATGTGCTTCGGAAGCGCCAGGGCCATCTGGGCTTTGATCTTCGGGTCAGTCATCAGGTGGGCCAGCGTTTTCGGCTGACCGTTGTTGGCGACATTGCCGGTCGCGGCGGCTTTCAGGGCGGTTGCGGACATGCTGGGCTCCGGTTACTTGAGGCGGAAAACGCGGGATTCGCTGGTCTTCTTGAACTGCTCGAACAGCGCGGGGTGAGCTTCCTTGAAGGCGGATTGGTCGAAGCGGTTGGTGGTCTGGGACTTCCACGTCAGTACCGACTTGCCGTTGACCGTGAGTTGGGCGTGGTCCTGCATGAAGAGCTTGATGCGCTCCTCTGCGGACTCGATCTCGTACTCCAGGCCCTTGGCCTTGGCTTTCAGTTCGCGCAAGCGGTTGAACACCTCCACGACCTTGCCATCGGCCTCGATGCTGGTTCCGGCGTCACGTTCGAACAGCCGGAGCATGTCGCTGACAGCGGTTGCTTCAGGCGGATCCAGGCGCTGGATGCGTCCCCAGAACTCGACCTCCTTCTCGCGAATCGCCGCGATGGTTTCGTCGTCCCGCTCGACGCGGTACACGCGGAAGTCGTCGCCGCCGATCAGAACGCCGAAGATGCAGACCTGGCGGCCGGTGACCATCAGGCCGTGCATGGCCTGGGCGGTGTAGTGGACTGGAATGGCATCGGTCTGAACCTCACCCCATTCTTTCGCCTTGAAGGGGCTGACCGTCTTGATCTCGATGTTTTCGCCGCTGGCGGCCTCGGCGTCGATCTCGGCGGCCATGAAATCGTGCTGCTGGTCGCGGTAGCGGTTACCGCGGCCGACGATCTTCAGGCCGGTCTCTTCGGCCAGCAGGTCGATGACGTAGGGCTCCATCCGCTGGCCACGGGTGAAAATCTTCTGCTTCGCCGGGTCGACGGGACCGGTGCGCGGCTGGACCTTATCTAGGTACACGTCCAACGGAGTGCGCCAGGGACTGATGCCGAGGATGCCGGCGACATCGCTGCCGCCAAGGTACTTGGTGCGGTCGAGCGCGCCGACCGATGCGAGAGCTGCAGTCATGGGGCTGGTCTCATTTCAGGGTGAGGGTGGTTGTCGCGTGAAGGCGGGAGCTGCGCCGGAAGCGCAGAACGCAGAGGTCGCCGCATATGTCGGTGAAGAACGGGTTGTTGTAGCCGTGACGGTTGGCCAACTCGACGGCCTGGCGGATGCTCTTTCCGGCAAACTCTTCGATATCGTCGAGTTGGTCGTCGATGATCGAGCGAACGGGGCGGGTGGTCATAGGTCGATGCTCCTCAGTTCCTGCTGTCTCGCATCCGCTGCGGCGTCGAGCCGGCGGCGCATGTCGTCGTATTGCCGGGTGCCGATGGCGTCCAGCGTGTAGGCCATCTCGATCTGGCCGTGCCATACCAACTGGTCGTGGCGCGGGATCACCGAACGACGCATTGCGACGATCGCTTCCTCGATCACGCCCTCGGCGCGCTCATTCGCCCATGCCATCTTCGTCCTCCTGCTCTTCGTCCTCGTGCTCTGGTTCCGGGTCCGGCTGGTCCCAGAGCGGGTCGACGGCACGGTCGTAAGCGAGTTGCGCGTTGCTGAAAGCCGCGCGGTTGCGGCGCTCGCGGTATGTCCACATCGGGATGCTCTCCGTGGTTCACCTGCATTCGGCAGCACCCAGGCACACGGCAGTCGTGCCCGGTGGGGCGCCGTGGTGGGTGCTCTCGAATGGAGGTTGAAAAAAGCCCGGCCGGAGCCGGGCGAAGAGGGGGAACGCTGCATGCGCAGCGGGGAGTGATCGGCGCGTGGGCGTCCCCTCTGGCTCCGTCCGCGCCACCAGCCGGCGGCGTTGCTCGTTGGCTCGCCTGCTTACGAGGCAGGTGCCTGACTCGGCTGCCGATCACTCTCCGCTGCGCCCTGGCCGCGCCAGGAGCAGGAAAGAGAAGGGCGCCGCCAAGCGCCCTGTTTCCACTTACATGCACCGCCCTATGTGAAAGCGGTTGGGTACAGGCTCGACCGCATGTTGGCGATCTGCCCTTGGGGCTGGGCTACATGTCGAGATCCTCCGTTGTGCGCGCCGTTGGACCGGCGGGCGCTCGCCGTGGGTTAAACGCCCGGCAATGGGCCAGGCGCCGAAGTCAGGAGATCGCGGTGCAGGCCCGCAACGCCACCGGCGCCGACTGGCCTTCGATCCAGATAACCGCCGCCCCGCCAAGCGACACGCTGGCTCGGCCGACGGTGCGGGTGCGCTGCGGTTCGGCCCCCCGGTACGGCCGGTACTCGATCAGCGCTGGCGCTGGGTGCTCTCGGTTCCAGGCCTCGACCAACTCCGCCGGCGGCACAGGGCGGACGTTGCCGATCTGCTGGTAGATCTCGGAGCGGTGGATGGCGACGTCGTCCGGGGCGGTGATGCCGAGGCGCACCTGGTCGCCTTGGCTGCCGAGGACAGTGACGGTGATGTTGTCGCCGATATGCAGGGTTTCGCCGGGGCGGCGGGTCAAGATCAACATGGCGTAACTCCGTTCGAGGGATTTCGAGAGCAACCGATCTATCTCGGTTCGCAGTGGTAGAGGGCGGTCGCCCGCATTGGAAACTGCAAGCGGGAGGGGGAAAGGGATTTATTTCAAATGAGAATTATGCTGCTGGTTTTTTGTTCTATGGGTGGTCTTGAGTATGACTACAATGAATCCCTGAGTTGGTGCGCATATATTGATGCAAACACAACAGGGAGGTTGTCGATATGGCGATTAGCTTCGAGCCGCTCGATGTTGAGGGCGTTGATTTTCGTGGGGTTGATGTTGTCGCTTATAAAGCACGGAAAGGTCGTGGAAGGTCGGGGGATATTGGTTTGGGAAAATGCTTTGGCGCAATAAGGTTGCTTGACAATAACAATGCTCGAATTGGAAAAGACCATAAGGCTTCAAGCACCCCTGCTGGATCAGCGGGGCTCCACAGCGAGCGGGTTGCCTTGGAGCGGTGCGTTAGGGCCAACTGGGAGCCTCCGCTTACCAACATAATGATACTTGGCATGCAGAATTCTCCTGGCCCTATCGGAAAAGAACTCTATGCACGGGGAGTCCGAACAATTATATGCTTTACGGAGCTCCCACCTTGTCCAGCCTGTTTGACGTGGTGGAAGGCGCTTGATAGTAAGTTTCACCCTGGTTCTATCAGATTGCAGTACTTTGGTTGGTTCGAAGACTACTATGGAGGCAAGACGCCAGAGGAAAGGATGGTCGATGACTCTGACGGAAATAATAGAAATGAGCATGCGATAGAGGCTTTCAAGTCCTATCGAGATTCGTTCGAGGCCCCTACCAGATAGTCCCAAATCAAGCATTGGCAAAACAGAATTTGGGGGCGAACCCGCTTTCAGCGTGGTCCCACTGCTCGTCTTTGTCGCTGGGGAAGTTGCTGCACGCCACGTTCAGGCCGGCTCGCAGTGGGATAAGGCAACGCAACCGGACACGCCGGCGAGCCAGACGACAGCGGTGTGCCCGCCTAGGATCTGGGCTTCAGTAGTGGTCCGGGTGCGCTTCGGCGCCGCGCCGCGATGGAACCGGTAGTCGACCTCGGTGCCGGCGGGGTATGCGGAATTCCAGGCAGCAACGGTCGCCGCCGGGTTGGCGTTTCGCTTCATCGGGTGTCTCCGGATAGATTGCGGTAAGGCTGGTGTGCAGTCCCCGGCGAACCGGGGCGGTGTTGATCAGCAGGGCCGCATCAGTAGTGATTCAGTTGTCCCATTCCGGACGCTCGCCGAGGCGACGCTTCTTTTCGGCGTTGAAGGCTTCGGCGATATCGAATGCGCACTCCACAAGCTCCTGAGGGTTGTTTGCGAGTTGGCAGTCACCAGCCAGGAGGCCAGCCAACGCCACGTTTGCAGTTGCTTCCATCTCGTCGTACTCGTTACGCGTCATTGTTGTTGCCCTCCAGGGCGTGTTGACTTCCCGTCTGGCCCTCGGTGGAGGGCCAGCCAGTGAAATCGGTGTTTCTCCCGCGTTCGCCTGCTGGGCTTCTACAACCCGCGGGTGGTGCTCATTGCTGTCATTCCCCTGACTGCGGCGCCGATTGCCGCACGGCACAGCCAGGTTCCTGCCCATTACCGCCGGGATGGCGGGGCGCATTGCTTTCCGGGTCATTCGCTCGGTTCGGTCTGGTCCTCGTCCGCCGCAGGTTCTTCCTGCGTTGCCCAGGCCCGCATTGCCTGAGCGCGGATCGCCGGTCGCCGGTAGAGGCAATGCGATCTGTTGTTGATTTCTTGCTGTCGGGTTGTTAAAGAGCGGTCGGCTCGGTGGCCTGGCCGGCGGTGTGTTGCTGGCGTTGAGAGAAAAGTAAGCCAATGCCTAATCTTTGTAAATAGCTAATGCCTAATTTTTAAGTTTGCGCACTAACTATCTATGGGGGAGCGAGGCCGGCTTGCAGATTTTTTCAACAGAAAATACTGTATGAATAAACAGTATTTGGAGGATAGCTGTGCAGAAGAACAACCAAGGGAAAGGGCAGGTCTCGCCAGTGGAGAAGGTGCGCCTACGGGTATCAGCAATGATCAGTAGCCCTCGGGCTCAGGCGGAGCGTCGGGCGTCAATTTGGAAGGCGCAGGGGGATTCGGAAGAGGCTTGGCAGCAGGTGATGGAGGAGTTGGCCGAAACCGATGGACTCGAGATGTCGTTGGGGGAGAATGGAGTGGTTACGCTCACCTGGGAGGCGGGAGACGAGGAGGGCGTTGAAGTGGTCGATGGGATTGAACTGGTGCAGGAGCTGGACATGATGGTACAGCGCCTTCACGAGAAGCGGATCTAGATTGAAGAAAAAGCCCGCGTTCTGCGGGCTTTTTGAGGTGTGGCGTCTTTTAACCGAGAGGTGGCGTCAGTAGGTCATAGGTCATGTTGATGCTGCCATTTCCATTGGCAATAGCCCAAATGCCCTGACCTGGGGGCACGTACAACGGATATTGTATCCCTACTGATGGGACGGGGGTGCCGATGAAAATCAAGCGCTTCGTGCTGTCACCGTATTCCGTCGGCGGAGCGGTGTCCGCAAATACCTGTACGCCGATGACGCCCGATGCGGAGTTTGCAAATAGAGTGCGGATGACCAAACCGTACAAGTTGTTTCCAGGTGCGACTATCTGCACAACAGTAGTGCCCACTGCTCGGTTGGCAAATAGAGTGCCGATGGGAGTGGGGTTTGCGAATTGTTTCATGTGCCCTCCTTGGAGTCCGTAAGTGGTAGGACCAAGCCGCGCTAGAGTCGAGGCGCGGCCTGTGCCGGACTGCTGTCTTTCCAGGCCGGCGGAGAGAATCTATCAAGGGTGGGGCGGGACGAAAAGCCCGCGGGTGGGAGGCTTCTACTGATCACCGATTGTATTGACTTCCCGTGATCCGTTTATAGCTTTCTGAAATTCCAGGCTCCCAGCACTTTGGCTTGGAAATGGACGTCCTCCATGCGGGCCTTCTGCGGCTCGAAGGACTTGTTGTCCGACACCAGCAGGTAGTGCTCGGCATCATGAATCTGCACCCGCTTCACGAACAGGTGCTGCAGCCAGGTGAAGACGTAGACGCCTTCCTCGACGAAGTCGGTGATGCCCACGTCGACGAGGATCGGGGACTTGTCCTCGATGGTGCCCAGCATGCTCTGGCCCCATCCGGTGATGATCTTGAGGTTGGTCGCATCGGTGTACTTCAGGCCGAGGTCATCCAACTGGACTTTGTCGACCACCAGATTCCTGACGAACTCACGGTACTCGGCCGGCACCTGGCCGCCACCCATGGCTGCGCGCACGTCGTACTGGGCGATCGAAATCGAATTTCCTTTCACCAGGGTGGTGCGGTTGAAGTCGGCGTGAATTACGTTCGATGTCGTCGATTGATCGCCATCGAAAGACTCGGCTACTGCCTGCGCGATTTTCTCCTTAGCTTCGCCGCTCAACCCTTTACCGTGGCGCTGGAGCATCTCCATCACCTTTTCCGCAGCCGATGAGCCAGGGCGCTGAGGCGAACTACCTGGCGCAATAAGCTCCGCCTCCTTTTCGCTCAACCCCCAGTGTTCTGCGCCAACGACGCCTGAGAAGAACGATATCAACTCGATCAGCTTCGCTTTATCGATCCTGCCGGTGTTGATCCATCCTTGGACAGAAGGGGGCTTCACGCCGAACTGCTCTGCGAGAGCCTTTTTCGACATTTTTTTGGCGAGTCTGGCGGCCTCAATAGCGGCGCCTAGTTGGGGTCCGGTAAGCATTGCCTAATTTAACGTCAGTTGTGGTGTGGTTAGGCAATGGCTTGCCTGTAATTAGCTAATGCCTTACTCTTTTCTCCAACATTCCCCGGAGAAGAGACATGACTCCAGCAGAAGCAGTGCGCCAGGCCGCCGAGCTGTTGGGCAGTCGGGCCGAGTTGGCGCGAAAGCTCAATGTGAGAGCGCCCACCGTAAGTCAATGGTGTTCAGGCGTTCGACCAATCCCCGCGAAACGTGCAGTTGAGATCGAGGCGCTCACCGCTGGTCGGGTCCTCCGAAGCGAACTGTGCCCGTCGTTCCCATGGGGTGCGGCTGCCTGAACGCACCTTACTGGCCAGGAGCCGCCACGTCATGCGAAGCGAATCGCACACCCTGATTTCCACGCTGCTCGGCGTGGTGAACCAATGGCGCCGCCGAGAGGGGTGGAGCCGCGAGACCGTCGTCCAGCACATCGTGGAGGCGCACGAGCGCATCCAGGGAGCGCTGGTCACCGGCATCGTCTTCGACCCGCCAACGCGCGATACAACCGAGCGGATGAAGGTCAACGCCGACCGCGTGTTCCGCTGGCTCGACGACGGAACCAAGGACACCAACCTGGTGCCGGCGAACTTCGTACCCAGCATCCTCGCGGCGCTGCCGACTGACCTGAAAGTCCAGGCCCTGGGCGACATCCTGACGCCTCTGGGCGTATCGGTACGTCTGATCGGCGGCGATGCAGACCAGCGGCCGGAGGTGCTCTGCATGCTCCGGACGCTCATCAAGGAGAACGGTGAGGCGCAGCAGGCTGTTGCCAGCCTCGTCGACGGCGCTGATGACCAGGAACTGCAGGAGGCCCACCGGGAGCTCTCCGAATCCAGGGCGGCGACCGATGAGGCGCTGCGGATGATCGACCAGATGCGCCGGCCGCGCCTTGTTCAGGGGTAGCCGTGCCGTCCTTTCAGATCAACGACGAGGAGCGGGAGGCGCTCCGCGGCCTACCCATGCTTGCCCGCGAGATCTACGTGTTCGCCCTGCGCCCGTTCATGGACTTCGCAACAGGCGTTGTCGGAGAGCGGCGCGGGATCTCTTGGAAGTCGATTGCCGAGGAGCTCTACGTCGAGCCGCACCAGGGCATCAAGGGCGGGGAGCCCTCCGAAAAGGAACTGCGGCGGGCGATGGTCTGGCTGCAGAAGGTGGGTCTGGTAGGCCCCAATCTGGCCGAAAGGCGCCTGATTTTTGAGTTACCGAAGGCTTCACGGGATCAATCCGTCCGAAAAAAAGTGGGCACTAAGTGGGCAGATGAAGCGGGCAGTTATGTGGAAGGGTCGGAGCCCAGTAATTACGCGGCTCTCCCGGAAAAAGAGGGCAGATATGTGGGAGGGGGTGAAAGTGAAAAAGTGGGCACACCTCCGGTATCCGGTATTCCTCCTACTACTCCACCGCGCGAGGACCCGCAGCCCGGACAGCGATTCCCCATGCATGACGCCTGGCTACCCAGCGCCAGGGGCTGGCCCGCGACACTGACCCGTAACGGCATGAAGAACTACCAGCTACGCGACGAGGATCTCCTCGAGTTCCGTAGCTACTGGATCAACCGCCCCGAGAAGTATCAGTCCCAGGGCCAGTGGGAACACGAACTTGCGCAGAACCTCCTCCGCAACCAGCGCTTCGACCAGAACAGGAGCAGCTATGGAAACCAAGCAGGAAACGCCGAAGGCCAAGCCGGCCATCGTGCCGCAAAGCGCGGCCTCTCACATCGACAGGGCCCTCGCTCAGCCGTCGACCGCGTCAACGCCATCGTCGCAGCCAACGAGGCTGCCCGACAGGCTGCTGGAACGGCTCTGGGTGAAGATGACCGAGATGTACGGGCACCGCTGGACGTCGAGTTTTGGCGACAACCCGAATCCTGACGGCGCCTGGGCTACGGTGCTCCAGGGGCTGACCGGCCAGCAACTGGCCCACGGACTCAACATGCTGACGTTCATGGGCAGCCGGTTCGATTGGCCGCCGGCGGCGCCGACATTCCGGGAACTCTGCTTGAGCGTGCAGCCGGAGTCGCTCGGTCTGCCGGACCACGACACCGCGTTCAACCAGGCTCTGGCGTGCCGCTACCGCCACCAGGTGGTCAAGGCCGCCGCCGAGGCCACCGGCGTTTTCGATCTGCGCACCGGCGAGGTGAACGACGATCGCCTCCGCAAGCGCTTCGGGTTCCACTACGCAGAGATGGTCCGGCGGTGGGCAAACAACATCCCGCTGAGCCAGCCCGTCATCCACGCGATTGAGCATGACACCGGGAAGAGCCTGCTGGACCTGGCCGAGGATGAGGCCGAGCAGCAGCTCCGCCGGCGGATGCAAGCCCAGGGCCTGGATGGGCTCAGTGGCGCACAGGCGCGGGAACTGCTGCTGGCCAAGATGCGCCGGAAAGCGCCGGAGGTGCGCCGTGATGCATGACCTCCGCCCGGTGATGTTCACCGTACCCGGCGAACCGGTGGGGAAGGGGAGACCGCGTATCGGTCGTGTCGGCGCCCACGCAAGGATGTTCACGCCGGCGAAGACGGCGAACTACGAGGGGTTGATTGCGCACAGCGGACAGCAGGCGATGGCAGGTCGCGCGCTGTTCGAGGGCCCGGTGCTGGTCGAGCTCGACATCGCGCTGAGCATCCCTCAATCGATGTCGAAAAAGCGGAAGTCGCTGGCGCTGGCCGGCGGCCTGTACCCCACCAAGAAGCCCGATATGGACAACGTGATCAAAGCTATCTACGACGGCCTGAACGGCGTTGTCTGGAAGGACGACGTCCAGGTCGTGAAGGCGGTTGTGGGGAAGCGCTACGGCGAAACGCCAGGCGTGCGAGTGAAGATCGTCCCTCTCCTCGAGGGCGAGCAGTGACTACAGGAAACTACAGGGGAGAGTCGAAATGAGACTGATCAGCGCGCGCCAGGCTTGGCACGACGCCTTCTACGAGAGTCGGAGCTCAGTGCTGGCGGTGGCGGCCGACAAGGCCGCGCTGGGCAAGAAGGGGCGGGTGGCCAACGAGACGCACCCCGACCGCAAGGACACCAACGGGCGTAGCGCTCACATGCTGGCCGCCGGCCTGGTGCAGGCTGCCATCCGCTCGCTGCCGAAGCCGCTGCAGCACTTCGGCCACACGCTGTACTCGCCGCTGGCCAATGGTGACGACGTGGCGATCGCTCACGGCCTGGTCTGGATCGGCGCCGGCCTCGGCCAACTGACCCAGCGCCAGGGCGAGCGGGCGTATTGGATGGCGCTGGCGGCGATCAACTCGCACAAGCGCGCCGTCAACGGCCGCGACACTCTGCGCCCGGGCGAGGTCTGCCTGTTCATCGAGGAGCGCCTGGGCTGTCGGATCGACCCCAGCCATTGGGCTCGCGACTACGCCAGCACCTGGGAGCGGCTGGCGCGCCACGTCGACAAGCTGGATGCCCAGGCGCTGAGGCCGGTTGCCGAGGTTGTGGCGAAGCAGAGCGGCCTGCGGAAGGGGCTGGGCTGGCGCTGGCACCAAGTCGACCGCGATGTGGTGGCGTTGCACCGGGCCGAGGCCTACGCCGAGCGCCGGGAGCATCACCAGCAGCGCTTGGCGGAACGTCTGCGCAGGATGTCGGACCAGGAGCTGGCGCGGTGGGCGGCGAGGATGAAGCGGTACGGGGAGGCATACCGGGAGGAGTGGGGCGAGGACATCCTGGAATGCCCCAGTGTCCATCAGCGCTACCATGACCGCGTGGCGGCCTACTGGGCCCAGCGGGAGCGCCTGAAACGGGTCGCTTGACGATTTGGCGAGCATTTGGGTATCGTTTTGCCATTGTGCACAGTTGCACCCAATCAACAGATTCCCCCGAAAACCCGGCCCTGGCGCCGGGTTTTTTGTGCCAGCAAGACTCTGCCGAATGAGATAGCTAATTGCATTATCGATGCCCCGCCATACAGCGAGGCTCTTTCTTCGCGAGCCTTTCCCGATACTTGGATGTAAATGTTCCGTTCGAGCCATAGGCCACCATTACCACCGATCTAACTTTGCTATCTATTCCTGTCGATAAGCCTAGGGTAGGTACTCAACCCAAGGAGAAGACAAGATGAAAACTCAAGACAAGAACGGTAACGTGCAGGCCAGCCAACAAAGCAGCCAAGAACAGAAAACCGATCCGGTCCAAACTCAGGTTCCCGGCAAAGACCAGAAACCGGCCAACGAGGAAAAGAAGGATGGGCGGGTCTGGAAAGGTTGAGGCAGGTTTTCTGGCCGAAGCCCCGCCGTTAACTTTCTGCACTCAACATCAGAAAGTTAGTTATGTCGCCACCAGAGCGATCGTTAAGAATTAGATCTAGATGCCTGATCAGCCGGTAAGTGCAGGTGTTAGGCAAGAACTCCGGCAACTCCTACGCGCCTTTTCGATTGATGGGGCCGGTAGGTGGTTCTCCAGCGAGACCAGTGTAGTTGGATGCTGGCGCTGGGGAGCCTTTGGTGGGCGGCGTGGGAAGACACGCATCGAACAAATCAAGCCCAGCCATAGCGCTGGGCTTTTTGTTTGTGAAGATTACTCAATTCAAATTGGTTCAGTGTGAACGCACCATCAGCCGGTTTCTCCCGGCATTCAATCATGAGGCCCGCCGCGTGCGGGTCTTTCTTCATCTGGAGTACCCCATGGCTGAACCGACGAGCAGCGGAGCAGTAGCAGCAGCCGGCGCCGTCGGGCTCACTGCCACCGCGATCATCCCTGGAGTCGACGTCAATGCGGTGATCGGCGGCTTCGCCGGCGCGCTGCTGTTCGTGCTCTGGGCCCACGACCTGACCATGGCCAGGCGCCTCGGCTACCTGCTGGCGTCCTGGGTGGGCGGCTACTACGCCGCCACAGAGGCTGTCGGGCGGGGCGCGACCCAGTTCTCCGGGCTGCCCGCACTGGTCACCGCCGCGCTGATCGTCACGATCCTGATCGGCGTGCTCGACTGGATGATTGGTGGCCGCGCGCCGGCATGGCTCCAGATCGTTCTGCAGCGCATCGTCGGCATGATCGGAGGCCGGAAAGATGGTTGATCTGGTGACCCTGACGGCTGCGGCCGTCTGCGGCGCTATCAGTTGCCGCATCTTCACGTACCAGCGCCACGGTGCCACGTACCGGTTCGGCGTCTCGCTCTGCGCGTACATCCTCGCCGCTGGGACCGGCATGCAGGCGCTGTCGATCAGCCTGGCCGTGCTGATGGCGCGTCACGCAACGCCGATATCGCCCTACCTGCTGGCGGTCCTGCTGGTGCTGCTGGTGCTGGTCTACCGCAACAAGGGCAACATCGCGCCCATCCTGAGGCTCAGTTGAGGTGATCCATGGCGCTAACAGCAAAACAGCGCCGCTTCGTCGCCGAGTATCTGCTTGACCTCAATGCGACCCAGGCGGCAATCAGGGCCGGGTACAGCAAGAATCGCGCGTCCGAGATCGGTTACCAACTGCTGCAGAAGCCGGACATCACATCCGCCATCCAGGCGGCTATGAAGGAGCGCGCCGAGCGCACCAGGTCTGACGCCGACTACGTCGTCCGGCGCCTGGAGGAGATCGATCAGATGGACCTCCTGGACATTGTCAACGATGACCTGACCCTCCGCCCGCTCAGCCAGTGGCCCAAGGCCTGGCGCCAGTACCTCAGCGGCTTCGACTTGGCCGAGATGTTCGAGGGCAAGGGCGATTCCCGCGCGGCGGTCGGCATCCTCAAGAAGATCAAATGGCCGGACAAGGTGAAGAACCTGGAACTGCTCGGCCGCCACCACGGCGTGTTCACCGACAAGTTCGAGCACTCGGGCCCCGGCGGCGGCCCGATTCCCACCATGCCGACCATGATCGAACTGGTGGCGCCTGGTGAAAGCACGGATTGAACTCCCACCGAAGCTGATTCCGGTCTTCTCCGGGCCCGCGAGGTACAGGGGCGCTTACGGCGGGCGCGGCAGCGGCAAGACCCGCAGCTTTGCCAAGATGGCGGCGATCCGGGCCTACATGTTCGCCGAGGCTGGTATCTCCGGGCAGATTCTCTGCGGCCGGGAGTACATGAACAGCCTGGAAGACTCCTCTATGGAGGAGGTCAAGCAGGCGATCCGGTCCGAACCCTGGCTCAACGCCTACTTCGAGATCGGCGAGAAGTTCATCCGCACCCGCAACCGACGGGTGTGGTTCTCGTTCTCCGGCCTACGCCACAACCTCGATAGCATCAAGTCGAAGGCGCGCATCCTCATCGCATGGGTCGATGAGGCCGAGAACGTCAGTGAGATCGCCTGGCAGAAGCTGGTGCCGACGGTTCGCGAGTGCGACTCCGAAGTCTGGATCACCTGGAACCCGGAGAAGGACGGCAGCCCTACCGACACCCGGTTCCGGAAAAACATGCCGGCCGGCGCCAAGATCGTCGAACTGAACTACACGGACAATCCCTGGTTCCCCGACGTCCTCGATCAGGAGCGCCTGAACGACAGGGAGTCGCTGGACGACCAGACCTACGCTTGGATCTGGGATGGCGCCTACCGCGAGAACAGCGACGCGCAGATCCTGTCCGGCAAGTACCGAGTGGCGGAGTTCACGCCTGAACCGGGCTGGGATGGCCCCTACTACGGGCTGGACTGGGGGTTCAGTCAGGACCCCACAGCCGGCGTGAAGCTCTGGGTGCACGATCGCCGGCTCTGGGTCGAGTACGAAGCCAGCAAGGTCGGCCTCGAAAACGACGACATCGCCCAGTTCATGATCGACCGTCTGCCTGGCATCGAACTGCACGCCGTGCGGGCCGATTCGGCCAGGCCGGAGACAATCAGCCACGTCAAGAGCAAGGGGCGTGACCACAAGCGCGCCAACTTGCCGCGCATCGAGCCGGTGGCGAAGTGGCAAGGCAGCGTCGAGGACGGCATCGCGCATCTGCGCAGCTACGTCGAGATTGTCATTCACGTGCGCTGTACCGGCTTCCTGCGCGAGGCCAGGCTCTACAGCTACAAGGTCGACCGCCTGACCGGTGACGTGCTCGCCGAGATCATCGACAAGAACAACCACTTCATGGACGCGAGCCGGTACGCGTTGGGCCCGCTGATCAAGCGCCGCGGCGCGGTCGGTATGCTGCTACCCGGAGCCCGCTGATGGCCATCTTCATCCTCAAGGAGCGCGCTACCAGCCGCTCCATGGTTGTCCGTGCGCGCTGCACTACATGCGCCCGCACCGTGGCGGTCGAGAACGCCGGTGCCGAAGGGACGATGGTATGGCGTGACCCCAACCTCTCTTCTGTCGAACTGGTCCGCGAGACGGACAAGCCAGGCCTCATCCTGAAATCGGACTGACCATGACTGACAAACTCGACCTCGCGGTCAATCACGCGATGAGCAGTGCCATCGCGCGTGCCCGAATGAGCCTGCTGAACCAGGGCATTGGCCATGACGCGAAGCGGCCCCAGGCATGGTGCGAGTACGGATTCCCCCAGGAAATCACGTTCAACGACCTGTACACCATGTACCGCCGGGGCGGCATCGCCCATGGCGCGGTCGAGAAGATCGTCACCACTTGCTGGAAGACGAATCCGCAGGTCATCGAGGGTGACGACCAGGACCGCTCCAAGGACGAAACCGAGTGGGAGAGGAAGAACAAGCCGTTGATAGCAGGCGGCAGGTTCTGGCGGGCTGTCTCCGAAGCCGACCGGCGCCGCCTTGTTGGTCGTTATTCCGGGTTGCTCCTGCACATCAGGGATAGCCAGCCGTGGGACAGGCCTGTCACGGGAAAGGTCAATGGCCTGGCGAAGGTCACCCCGGCCTGGGCTGGCTGCCTTAAACCCAAGACGTTCGACGAAAAACAGGATAGCGAGACCTACGGGCAGCCCACCATGTGGGAGTACACCGAGGCCTCCCAAGCCGGTCGTCCGGGTCTGGTGCGAGATATTCATCCGGACCGGGTGTTCATCCTGGGAGACTGGACCAGCGATGCGATCGGATTCTTGGAGCCTGCCTACAACTCCTTCATCAGCCTGGAGAAGGTCGAGGGAGGCAGTGGCGAATCGTTCCTGAAGAACGCCGCACGCCAGCTCCTGCTGAACTTCGACAAGGAGATTAACCTTGGCGAGATCGCCAGCACATACGGCGTGACCCTCGATGCGCTCAACGAGCGCTTCAACGAGGCTGCGCGCCAGCTCAACCTCGGCGTCGATGTCCTGCTCCCGACCCAAGGGGCGACCGTCACGCAAATGGTGTCGGCTGTTTCGGACCCCAGCCCAACCTACAACGTCAACCTGCAAACCGCCGCCGCCGGCGTCGACATCCCGACCAAGATCCTGGTGGGCATGCAGACCGGCGAAAGGGCGAGCAGTGAGGATCAGAAGTACCACAACGCCAGATGCCAGGCGCGCCGGGTGCAAGAACTGACGTTCGAGATCAATGACCTGTTCGGGCACCTGATGCGCATCGGCGTGGTCCCTCTGAAGGCCGAGTTTACGGCAATCTGGGATGACCTCACCGTTCCAACCAAGGCCGAGCGCCTGGCCAACTCCAAGACCATGAGCGAGATCAACAGCGCCGCAATCGGCACTGGCGAGCCGGTATTCACCGCGGAGGAGATCCGCGAAGAGGCTGGCTACGACCCGCTCGTGGGCGGTGACCCGCTGCCTGATACCGAACCGGAGGATGAAGATGCCGCGCGCACCGATCCTACCGGCGAGCAGCAGTGACCCGACCGGGGTAGATCGACTGGAAAGGGGCGCAATGCGCGAGTTCGACAGGCGCATGCGGAAAATCCGGGATGGCTATGTCGCTGCCTTGGACCGAATCCCGGCCCAGCCGGTGGTGAATGAGCAGTACACCTACCGTCTCGACCAGGCCCTTCTCTCCGCGGCGTTCGCCGACACCAACCTGATGGTCGACGAGATACTGCAGGAGGGCGGGGAGCGCGACCTCTGGTTCTTCGAATCCTATGTCGGGGTTGCCTACATCCGCGGTACCGCACAGACGCATGCCAACCTGGCGCAGCAATCGCCTGCATACCGCGCCGGCCGGGAATCGCTGGATGTCCTGCTTCGATCCGACGCCTACCGCGCGCGGATGGCACTGCTTCGCGCCCGGGAGTTCGAGGAGATGAAGGGATTGTCCGGCCAAGTCAAGGCCGACATGGCGCGCATTCTCGCCGAGGGCATGGGGCGCGGGAAGAATCCCCGCGAAATCGCACGGGACCTGACCGCCCAGACCGGCATCGAGGCGCGTCGCGGCCATCGCATCGCACGCACCGAAGTCACAACCGCTCTCCGAAGGGCTCGCTGGGACGAAAAAGACGCTGCTGAGGCCGACTACGGCGTTCAGTCGAAGCTGATGCATATGTCGGCCCTGTCCCCCAGCACCAGGGCAACCCATGCGGCCAGGCACGCCAGGCTCTACACCTCGGACGAGGTGAGGGACTGGTACAGCCGAGACGGAAACTCGATCAACTGCAAGTGCAGCCAGGTCGAGGTACTGGTCGATGACGAAGGGAACCCGGTGGTCCCGGCCATCGTCGAGCGCGCGCGCCGCAACTACCAAGTCATGAAAGCCAAAGGGCGCGGGCCCTGGGCGAAAGAGGATTGAGCCATGCCCATGCAGGTCAACATCACCACCCAGGTCAACAGCACCAGCATTCGGCGTGAGACACACAACGGGCGCGAACATCTGGTTCTGCCGAGCTACACCCTGCCGGCCGGCGTGATCATGAACGGTGGTCTCTACACCGCCGAGCAGATCGACAAGCACTACCCAGGCCTGGAGGGAACGCTGGCGCCGCTCGGGCACCCGATGGTCGACGGGAAGTTCGTGTCTGCGTTCTCGCCTGAAGGGATCAACGCCGCCCACGTCGGCGCCTGGAACCGCAACGTGAAGAAATCAGGCAACCGGGTCTACATGGAGAAGTGGGTCGACGTCGAGTTCGCCAAGTCCACGGAGGGCGGCCGTGAACTGTTGCAGCGCGTCGAAGCGCTGGAGAAGGGGGAGGACGTCCCCCCGATCCATACCAGCGTTGCCGCATTCCTCAATCGCATCGAGCCGAACGAAAGCCAGCGTGCCCAGGGCGCGGAGTGGGTCGCCGACATCCAGAGCATGGACCACGACGCGATCCTGCTGCACGAAGTAGGGGCGGCCACTCCTGAGCAGGGCGTCGGCCTGATGGTAAACGCCGACCAGGCTGTCCCGCTTCAGCCGAATTCCGGCGCTCTGGTTGGCGAGTCCTATCGGGAGCGGGAGCAGCGTCTCGATCGCGCCGCAAAGGAGCGATTCGCCTCCGGCCCTGACCAGTACGCATGGGTTGCCGACTTCACCGACTCTCAGGCTGTGATCAGCCGCAATGGCGGTGTGACCGAGGTGTACGGCTACAAGGTCGAGGCAGGGAAGATCGTCTTCGACGAATCCGGCCAGCCCGTTGTCAGGCAAGAGTCCTGGGTCGCCATGGTAGCCAACAGCATCAAGAACATTTTCACCCATCGTCAGGCTCGGCCTGATCAACCTGAGAAGGAGGGCGACATGCCCCTGACCCCCGAAGAAAAGGCCGAAATCGTGAAGGAAATCGGCACCAACACCTCCAGCGCCATCAAGGAACTGGCGGACACCATCATCAAGCCCCTGGCCGACAAGGTCGACGGCCTGGTCGCCAATCACAAGGCGCTGGCCGATACGCTGACCGCCAACCAGCGCGCCGAGGAAGACAGCATGCGCGAAGCGGTCAAGGCCAAGTTTGGCGAGGTCATCGCCAACAGCCTGGCCGGCGACGCGCTCAAGGAAATGTTCAAGCAGTGCGGCGAATCCGCTCCGCTGGGCGCCAATGCTGCCACCGACAAAGGCGGACTCACCGCCGATATCGCCAACCTGCCGAAGGAGTAAGCCATGTCTCGCTATCGTCGCGTGAACATCGACGGCAAGTCGCTGTTCAAGACCGAAACCCGCAAGACCGCCGCGGCACTCCTGCCCGGCACGTTCGCCGTGATCAATGGCAGCGACCTGTTCGCCCAGGCAAGCGCCAGCGTTGGCCGCCTCTACGTCATCGACTGCGCTCACCACGAAGGGCTCAACATCCGCGATGAGGTTCCCGCCGGCCATTCGGCCGTGGGCAACTACGTCGAAGAGGGTCGCGAGCTCGCCGTGCTGTGCCCGGCCGGCACCTACAAGAAGGACACGCCGATCAAGCTCGGCACCAGCGGCCAGGGTGCCATCGCGTCGAGCGATACCGACACGGTCCTCGGGTACAGCCAGGACGATGCAGTCATCGCCTCCGGCGAAACCGACTTCATCCGCATCCGCTTCCGTGTCGGCAGTGTCGCCGCCCCGGCGCCCTAATAGGAGTACGGACACATGTTCCTCACCCAGCAAGCAATCGCCGCCCATCCTCGCCTGATGGGCCACTACCAGGAGTTGCAGGCCAACCGCAACATCTGGAACAACCAGAACGCTGCGATGATCACCCACCACCGCGGCGCCATGACCCCCGAAATGCTGGCCTGCAACGCGCTCGCCGGCCTGGGTCGTGAGTTCTGGGCCGAGGTCGACGCCCAGATCATCCAGTACCGCAACCAGGAAACCGGCATGGAGATCGTCAACGATCTCCTGCAGGTGCAGACCGTGCTGCCGATCGGCAAGACCGCCAAGCTCTACAACGTGGTCGGCGACATCGCCGATGATGTGTCGGTGAGCATCGACGGCCAGGCCCCGTACTCCTTCGATCACACCGAGTACAACTCCGATGGCGACCCCATTCCGGTGTTCGCCGCCGGCTACGGTGTCAACTGGCGCCATGCCGCCGGCATGAACACCGTCGGCATCGACCTGGTTCTGGACTCGCAGGCTGCGAAGCTCCGCAAGTTCAACAAGCGGATCGTTGCCTACACCCTGGACGGCGCCACCAACATCCAGGTCGAGAACTACCCGGCTCAGGGTCTGCGCAATCACCGCAACACCATCAAGGTCAACCTGGGCTCCGGCGCCGGCGGCGCGAACATCGACCTGACCACCGCCACGCCGCAGCAGATCATCGACTTCTTCACCAAAGGCGCATTCGGCCAAGCTGCGCGTGCCAACAAGGTGGACGCCTACGATGTTCTCTGGGTTTCCCCGGAAATCAACGCCAACCTGTCCCAGCCCTACATGATCACCATGGGCGGCGGTGCCAACGCGGTGGTAGCCGGCACCGTGCTCGATGCGGTCATGCGCTTCATCCCGGCGCGCGCGGTTCGCCAGACCTTCGCCCTGTCGGGCAACGAGTTCCTGGGCTACCAGCGCCGCCGCGACGTGGTCACCCCGCTGGTCGGCATGGCTACCGGTGTTATCCCGCTGCCGCGCCCGCTGCCGCAGGTCAACTACAACTTCCAGATCATGAGCGCCATGGGCATCCAGGTGAAGAAGGACGACGAAGGTCTGTCCGGCGTGATCTACGGCGCCAACCTGGCGTAAGGAGAACGACATGCCCAAATACGAGGTGATCAAGCCCTGGAACGGCGTTTCCAAGGGTCAGGTGCTGGAACTCGACACTCTGGCTGCGGCGCTCCTGCCGAACGTGCGCGAGGTTGGCGCACTCAGGAACGGAAGCCTGACCTTGGACGTTTCGGCCCAGGTCGACGAAGCGGCCAGGCAAGCTCTCGCCGAAGCGCGTGCATCCGTCGATGCCATGATCGACGAAGCCAAGGCCCAGGCCGAAGGCATCATCGCCGCAGCCAACGCGGAAGCAGCGAGTATCCGGGAGCAGGCCAAGGCCCAGGCCGGCACCCTGACCACGGCGATCCCGGACGGAAGCGAGCGCCGCGAGCTGATCAAAGCGCGCCTGAAGGAGCTGAAGATCGAGTTCGATGGCCGCCAGGGCGAGGAAGCGCTTGCCACCCTGCTGCCGGAGGGCGAACTGGCGAAGCTGTTCCCGGCCAAGTGAGCGGTGCGTGACGAGAGGCCGCCTGCGGGCGGCTTCGTCGTTTCTGGCCCCAGAAATGGGGCCTTCTTCTTCCAGGAATCGGACATGATCACAGTTGAACAGGCCCGGCAGTACCTGCAGAGCCAGGGCATCGACAACGTGCCCGATTTCATCCTCGCGGCGTGGGTGGAGCAATTGCAGGAGATCCAGGACTGCCTGGATGCTCACTACCCGGCATCGACCGCGCTGCTGATTCAGGCCTACCTGCTGGCGCTGTTTGCGCTGGCCCAGGCCGACAAGTACATCAGCAGCCAGACGGCCCCATCCGGCGCTTCTCGATCGTTCCGCTACCAGGCCTTTGCTGATCGCTGGAAGGCGCAGTTGGCCCTGCTGAACGCACTGGACAAGTACGGATGTGCGACGGGACTGATCCCGCCGAATCCAACCCAAACCGCCCATGGCGGCCTTTGGATCGCGCGAGGCGGCTGCATGTGTGGTGACTCATGAGCACGACAGCGAATTGGAGTTACACCAACACAGCGACGGTTCGGCCATTCCTGCACTTCGACCTTTCGACCCAGGAGGCCGTTTACGGCCCTGAGTACGAAATCGCCTGCACCTGGACGGCCAAGAGCGAGCAGATGCGGGAGGAGGGCGGGCAATCTGGAGCGCGGGGGGCTGAGTTCGTATCGCGCCACCAGATATTCACCGAGGACCGCCGGCCGAAGTACCTGGACCTGATCCATTTCGACGGCTCCAACGGCTGGGAAGAGATTCGCTCGGTGACGAACTGGGACATGTCCTTCTTCGGTGAACAGCCCGACTTTCTGCTGGTGACCTGACATGGCAATCCAAGGAATCGACCGCGTCCGGCGGAATCTTCGTGTGGCTGTCGAAAACATTGCCGGCGGTGTTTCCGAGCGCGCAGTTTACGAGGTACTGAGCCAGGGCGCCGCAATGGCGCAGACCATGACGCCGATCGACACATCGACTCTCGTCAACAGTCAAACGGCCCCCCAGATCACTGTTGGCTCCAACGGGGTCGAGGGGAGCGTCGGTTACACCGCCGCCTACGCGGCGGCAGTCCACGAAGCGCCAGGTACTCTCGCCGGCCAGCCGCGCGACGAGAACGACCCCAGCCGGGGAGACTACTGGGATCCGAATGCGGAGCCTGAGTTTCTCACGAAAGGTTTTGACCAGATCATTCCAGCTATCCCGGCCATCCTCCGCAGGACCTACCGCGTATGACCCCCTACGACGCCTTCCAGGACTGGCTGGCTTCGATCCTGGGCGAGGGCTACCAGTACAGCCGTGGGATGTGGGTCGACCACCCCTCGCTCGACTCGGCATTCATCGCAGCGATCCAGCAAACCGGCGGCGCCCCGACTCAGGTCGACGTCCGTCGCCTGCGGTTCAAGGTGATCCTCCTCGGCCCGAAGGGCGTCCGGAAACACGTTGTCGACGTCGGCAACTCAATCGAGACCCTGGCGCAGGCAGCGCTTGGCGACAGCGTCCCCTGTGGCGCCGCATCTGTTCGGGCAATCGGAGAGCCGATCGGGCCCGGATACACCACCGAAAACCGGGCCTGGTACAGCCTGGACCTTGAAGTTCTCTACTAATCAGGAGGCCAGACATGGCTTGCAAGAAGCTCAAATTTCCGGGCCGCGACGTCGTGCTCGAGTATTACATCGGGTGCGGCGATGCGCTGCCGGCGGAGAATGACTGGCTCCGTTTCGGGTCGCTCCGCACGAAGGAGTTCACCCTCGAGTGGGACACCATGGACGGAACCGATTCCGACTCGGTCGACGCGCTGCGCGAGAATCTGGCCAGCTTCCAGACGCTGACCATTTCCGGTGACGGGGTAGTAAAGGCCTCTGGCGCTGGCGCGCAGAACTTGATCGACCTGACAAAGCATGTCGCGAAACCTGTCGCGACCGGCGGGCAGCCTGTTGTCTGGATGCGCATGACTTTCCCGGACCTGACTTTCACCGCGTTCATGCTCATCAGCAACCTCAGTCGCTCCGCGCCGTACGACGATGTCACTACCTACAGCTTCGAGGCTTCGGCGACCGCTTCCGACTTCGGCCTGATCGTCGAAGATACCCCCGACGCGGATGCGCCGGACCCCACCAGCATTCAGGTCGTGCCGGAGACCCTCTCGCTGACCGTTGGCGAGGGCTTCAACTTCGAAGGCGTCGTGCTGCCTGTTGGCGCTCCGCAAGGCCTGCGCTGGACCTCGAGCGCTCCGACCGTGGCCGCAGTGAACACGGTTACCGGCGAGGTGAGCGCGCTGTCGGCCGGTACCGCCACGATCACCGCTGCCTCCAGCGTCGTGCCGGGCGTTACCGATACCGCAACCGTCACGGTCATCCCGCTGGTGCAGGGCATCACCGTCTCGCCGACATCTGTCTCGATCGCCGAAGGTGCCACCCAGCAACTGACCGCCGCTGTATCTCCGACTGGCGCGGCTCCTGGCCTGGTCTACGAAAGTGCGGCGCCGGCGATTGCTACCGTGAGCTCTACCGGCCTGGTTACCGGCGTTGATGTGGGCACCACCACGGTGAAAATCACCAGTGCGGCGCGTCCCTCGGTAAGCGTGACCGTTCCGGTAACCATTACTGCACCGTGATCCTCACCGAGATCGGTGAGATAGGCGTACACACGGCCTCGGGGGAGTGCTTTCTCCTGCGGCCGTCCCTGTACGCCATGACCCAGCTCGGTACGCCGGCCGAGATTGTCGACGTCTTCGCGCGAGTCATGAGCGACCCGATCACCGAGAAGCACCAGGCGGACCAGTTCGCCGACGCCCTGGCCGTGGTGGTGGCCTGTAGTGAGCAGGATCTGTCCGACGTGTTTGGCTACTACGACCAGGACCTGGTCTACCGGCCAGGAACTGCGGACCCCGAGCACCTTGTGCACCTCGCGCGCTGCCTGCTGAAGCACGGCGTCACCGGGGCGCTTCCGCCGCTTCCCCGGCGCCATGACGAAGAGCCGAACTACTCGGCGGAATTCGTGGCGCGGGAGCACGTCGCGACTGCGATAGCGCATTTGGGGCTCAGCGAGCGCGACGCATGGTCCATGACCATGACCGGCCTGATCGGCGCTCTGCGCGCGAAATACCCCCCAACCGAATCGAACGCTCCGGGCGCCAGAGCCCCGACCGCGGCAGAGCATGACGCGACGATGGAGTGGTTCGACAAGATCGAGGCCAAGCGCAAGGCGCGGGCGAAAGGAGCACCCTGATGGCTGAGAATGTCGGCAGCATCTACTACACCGTCGAGGCGGATACCTCCAGCCTCGTAAACGGTGCGAACGCCGCCGATCGCTCGCTGGACAGCATGCAGGGTTCTATGCAGCGGACCGATGCGACTGCTGGGAAGTTGCAGACCCGCATGACCAGAGTGGCAGGGGCTGTGCGGCAGGCCAACCAGCAGATCGGCGCCCAGACCTCGGCATACAGCGGGCTGACCCGGGTCGTTGCTGCTTACCTTTCGCTCCGGACGCTCCAGTCGGTCATCGAACTATCCGACCAGTACGGCCAGATGGCCTCGCGCATTCGGAACGCTACCAGCAGCGCCGAAGAGTACGCCATGGTGCAGGAGCGGCTGTTGCAGACCGCCAACGGCACCTTCCGGGCGCTGAGCGAGGCTCAAGAGGTCTACCTGGCTACGGCTGACACGCTCCGGGATCTCGGCTACACCACGTCCGACGTTCTGGACATCACTGACTCGTTCTCCTACGCGCTGGTTCGCGACGCCGCGCGCGCCGACCAGGCCACCACCGCCATGGATGCGTGGTCCAAGGCGTTGATGAAGAACAAGGTCGAGGCTGATGGCTGGGCCTCGATAATGGCCGCGACTCCGTCGATCGTCGAAGGCATCGCCGAGGCTACCGGCCGGACCCAGGCTGAAATCCGGCAGTTGGGCGCCAGCGGGAAGCTGTCTGTCGAGGCACTGAACGAAGGGCTGCGCCGCACCCGGGACGAGAACAAGGCATTGGCCGATGAGATGGAAACATCGGTCGCAGACTCGTTTACCAAGCTGCGCAACAGCATGACGGTGTTCATCGGAAAGGTGAACGAGTCGAGCGGCGCCAGCAAGATTCTGACCAGCAATATCGCCGAACTCGCGGATGCATTGCAGGACCCCGAGACCATTCGTGCCGCCCAGGACCTGGCCGCAGGGGTGGTAAGCGCCCTCAACCAGATCATCGCCGGCGCGAAAGAAACCGTTCGGATCGTCAAATGGGCGGCTGAGGGGATTGCCGCAGCACTGCACGGGGCAGCGTCTGATGACATTGTCCGCCTGGAGGACCAGCTCAACACCTACCAGGAGATGCTGGCCAACCCGCTTAAGCGCCTGCGCATCGGCGGGAAAGGGCAGGCAATTGCGCTATTCAGCGAGGACGAAATCAAGGCCAACATCGCCGCAACGCAAGCGCTGATCGATCAGTTCTACAAGGACCAGGAGAAGACGCCCCCGGTAGTTGTGCCGAACGTAGAGTCACCGTCTCCCCAGGGTAAATCGGGCGGGAAGACCGGTACCGTCAACGCCGAGGCCGCTGCCACGGCAGGCACGAAGAAGCTCACCGAGGCGCAGAAGGCAGCCAAGAAGGCCGCCCAGGAACTTGCCCAGGCGCAGAAGGAAAACATCGACGCCATTGCCAGCCTTGGCCAGCAACTCGCCCTTGTCGGCCTGAAGGGCAAGGAACTGATGCAGACCCAGGCTGAACTTCAACTCAACGAGTACGCCACGCCGGAGCAGGTCGCCCAGGTCCGCGCGCTCGCCGCGGCACTGTATGAAGCGCAACAGGTCGAAGCCAACAAGCAGTTGCTGGGTCAGATGGACCCGATCGCCGGCGAAGATCAGCGCTATCAGACCGAACTGGAGAACCTGAAGAAGCTGAACGAGGCCAAATTGCTCGAGGACCAGCGCTACCTGGAACTCAAGACGCAGGCAGAGCAACAGCACGATGCCACGATGAAGCAACTGGAGGAGGAGCGATTCCGCCGCCAGGCTGCCGGCAACGAGATGATCATGGCAACGCTTGATCAGGTGCAGCAGGCCGGCACGAACGCTCTGACAGGGCTGATAACCGGGGCGAACAATGGTTCCGACGCCATGCGACAACTGGCCGGCGCCATGCTCAACCAGGTCGTCGGTGCCCTCGTCAAGGTCGGCATCGAGCAGGCCAAGAACTTCATCATGGGTCAGACCCAGCAGGCGGCTGCGGCGACGACAGCCGCAGCGACCGGCGCCGCTATGGCTTCTGCCTACGCGCCAGCCGCTGCTGCCGCTTCGGTTGCGTCATTCGGCGGGGCGGCAACGGCTGGTCTTACCGCAATGGCGGCCGCCATCCCGGCAATGCTTGGGATGTTCGCTGGAGGTCGCCAGTACGGCGGTCCCGTAGGAGCGGGCGGCATGTACCGGATCAACGAGAACGGCGCGCCAGAGGTATTCCAGGCTGCGAATGGCCGGCAGTACATGCTGCCGAACACCCGTGGAGAGGTTGTCAGTAATCGTGACGCCTCGGCGCAGTATCAGGCGCAGCCCAACATCGAGATCCACCTCCATGAGGATCCATCTCGAGCTGGACAGGTTCAGCAATCGAGAGGTGGAGATGGAAGGACGATGATCAACATGTGGGTAGATAGCCTACTCGGCGATGGAGAGGTCCACCAAGCCCTGCAGGGGGCGTATGGGCTACAGAAGGTGGGCAGATGATCAAATACCCAGAGCAGTTGCCCGCGATCCTGCTGTCCGGATACTCAATTGAGCAGGTCGACTCGACGGTCCGAACCCCGATGTCATCCGGTCGAGAAAGGGTGCGTCGACGCTTTGAAAGCGTTCCGGAATACCCCCAAGGGAGCGTGCTCATGACACCGAACCAGGCCGCGTTCTTCAGAGCCTGGTTCGAGCGAGCGCTCTCGGGAGGGGTTCGCTGGTTTACCTGCCGCTTGAAGATGCCTGAGATCCTCACGGGAACTGCGGAGTTTGAGTGTCGGTTTCGGGGGAAATATTCATGCCGGCTTGTCCCTCCAAGTATGTGGGAGTTCGCGTTCGTTCTTGAGCTTCGTGAGCAGTCGCTCATTCCGCCAGGCTGGGAGCAGTTCCCGGACTACTGGTTCAACATGAACCTCTTGGATCTCGCGATGAACCGCGATGGCCACTGGCCGGAGGCATAAGATGGACCCGCTCGAAGTTGCCTTTGCTTCGCCGGCAGACGAGGTGCTGATTCCAACCCTCGAGATCACCTGTGATGCATGGCCGGCGCCGGTGTTGCTGACCCACGGTTACGACAATGTCACCGCCGGCACCGAGGATGGTCGAACTCTGACCTACGAGGCTGGAGGGATCGATGCCTCGTTGCCGAAGTCGGACAACACCGGGAACCAGACGATCACCTTTGCCATCGACGGCGTGACCGGAAAGTCCCAGAACCTGATCCAGCAGGCCGTCGATGCAGAGAAGCGGGTCAGACTGACCATGCGGCTCTACCTCAGCACGGACCTCTCCAGGCCGAAGCGCGACTACCACATGACCGTCAAGAGCGGCGTGCTGGAGGTCGATCATGCCGAGATTCAGGCCGGCTACTTCGACCTGATTGGCACCCGCTGGCCCCGCGTCGACTTCAACTCCCAGAACGCACCCTGCATCAAGTACGAAGGCTGACTCATGCTCGATCGATATCTCGCCGCCGTCTACGAAGACGGCGGGCGCGAGATGCCGCGCGTCGATTGCTGGGGACTCACCCGGCTGGCGCGTCATGAGCTCTACGGCATGCCCATGCTCTCCAGCTTCGGGGAGGTGAGACATACCAGCCCGCGCCATTTCCAGCGCGCCTACCAGCGCCAGGTCCAGGCCGCCCTGGAAGAGTGCGAACCATTCGCCGGCGCCATCGCTGCTGGCATGGACGGGGCGGTCTGCGTCCACGTCGCCCTGGTCGTGGCCAGGGAAGGGCGGCTGCAGGTACTCGAAATCAATCCAGGGTCCGGCGCACGCCTGGTGCGCCTGCAGGACTTCCTCGAAAACTTCACCCGGGTGATCTTCTACCGTGATCGAATTCTTCGCGAACAAGTTGGATCCTGAGCCTCTGCGCCAGTACCCCATCCGCGCGCGGATGCCAATCGACACTTGGCTGCGCGGGAACGTGGCGAGCTATCGCCGCAATCGGCGCCGTATCCGCCGGGGGGAGCTGAACCCGGTGAGCATCGCGGTCAACGGTCAACTCGTTCACTTCAGCCGCTGGCGCGTGACCGAGATCGGGCCAGACGACGAGGTCCACATCTGGAAAGAGCCGAAGGGCATCGACCCGATCTCGATCACAATCGCCGCGATCAAGAGCGCCCAGGCGCTATTCCGGTTGTTCATGCCTCGGATCAAGATGCCGAGCACCCAGAACCCGCGCCAGGGCGACCCGTTGGAGAGCGCGCGGACCAAGGCGAACCAGGTCCGCTACGGCGACATCGTCCGGGAGGCGTTTGGCCGGAACAAGATCTACCCCGACTACATCGTCCCGCAATGCCGGCGTTTCCCCAGCGAGCGGACGGAGTGGGTCCAGATGCTGCTGGCGGTCGGGATCGGCGACTACGAGATTCACCCCAGCGACATCATGATCGGCGACACCCCGATCATTTCGCTCGGCGATAACGCCCGGTACCGCATCTATCGGCCGGGTGAGAGTGTGTCCGGCGACCCGGCTGCGGAGTGGTGGCACTCGGTTGCCGAGGTCGGCGCCACGGCGACGGGCACCGCGGGGATCGACCTCCGGACTACCACCACGGTCGACCAGTCTGCAAACGCCCAGGCGTACCAGTTCGACGGCGACCTGGTCACCGTTCCCGTCGGGGCCGGCCAGTTCCCCACTGGCTGGGCTGCCGGGATGATCGTCCGCGTCGAAGTGATGTATCAGTACAACGTCACCGCAGGCACCGGAGTGGGCGGTCGAGACACAATCTCCGGCCCGCTCGCCCAGCTCGGCGCGTTCCCAGGCATGGTTATCGAGGTCACCGGGGCGAACGAAGGCATCTACGTCGTCAACAGCTACACCGCGCCGGCAGGGTCTACGCCAGCGTCGATGACGCTCAACACCACCAGCGGCGCGCCCGTTTCTGGGTTGCAGTACGGAACCGGCTGGGCGTGTATTGGATACCGCGGGCTCCGGTACCGGATCACCGCTGCGAGCTCCAGCCAATTGGCGTTGGACCGGTTGACCGATACCGGCTCCGACGACATTGCCTGGCCTGGATTCGACTACATCGAGAGCAACTCGGCGGTCCTGAAACTGGACGGCTCCACGCTGGAGGGAGACTGGGCCGGCCCGTTCGCAGGGAACCCGGAGGCCGAGAAAGCCACCGCGATCGAGTTCGACTACATGTTCCCGCAAGGCCTCGGCGGCGTGGATAAGAAGGGGAGACTCTTCAATTGGCAGGTCGAGATTGAGCTTCAGTGGCGCGACATGGCCCTGGCCGGCGCATGGACCTCGTACCGAGAGACCATCAGCCGGGCGACTCTGGACCAGATCGCGTTCACGCGCCGGATCAACCTGCCGTATGCAATGCGCCCCGAGGTCAGGATGCGTCGGATCGGTGCGAAATCGACCGAGACCACCATCCAGGACACCGTGCAGTGGTATGGCCTACGGGCCAGGCTAGCGAGCCCGTCGTCGTACCCCGGAATGACCGTCATTTCAGTGGCGGTCGCCGGCGGCGGCCGCTTGGGTGCGCAGTCCGAGAATCGGGTCTCGGTGATCGGTACCCGGATACTCCCGACGCGCCAGAACGGCGCGTGGACGGAGCCGCGGCCTGTCCGGGATCTGGTGGCGCCGTTCTGCTACGTCGCGAAGTCCGTCGGCTACGAGGATGCAGACCTCGACCTGGTCGAGATCGATGCACTGGCCGATATCTGGGCGCAGCGAGGCGACACGTTCGATCACCAGTACGAGTCGACGTCGACGGTGAAGGAAGTGCTGGGCGATATCCTCGCCGCGGGATTCTCTGAACTGACCATTGGGCGCGGGCGGCTGCGTCCGGTTCGCGATGGGCTACGCGAGGGTGTCGATCATCTCTACACCACGCCGGCGGCGAATGGCGAGGTCTGGGCCTACTCGGCACAGAACATGAAGGGGTCGCTGTCCAGAACCTTCAGCACGCCAACTCCAGACGACAACGACGGTGTCGACGTCGAGTACATCGACGGCCGCACGTTCCAGAAAAAGACCGTTCCATGCCGCCTGCCTGGCCAGTTGGGGTTGAAGCCCGAGAAGGTCAGCGCGGTCGGGGTGAGCGACGTCAACAAGGCGTATCAAAAGGGCATGCGCCGAGCGGCAGAGCAGCGCTACCGGCGTTGGAACTACTCGTTCGAAACGGAACTCGACGCGAACAATAGCGGCTATCTCAGCCTCGCCGCTGTGTCGGATGACACGCCGGGGAGCGGCCAGAGCGCATTCCTTAAGTCGCTCACGCCCCAAGGCACCGGCTTCGTGTTAGAGAGCAGCGAGCCGCTGGACTGGGCATCTATGGCAATGGCGAGGGTCGCCCTGCGCAAGCCGGATGGTCGCGTAGACGGCCCCTGGAGGGCATCGAGAATTGACGAATACCGCATGTGGGTACCCTCACTTGGTTTCGTCCCCGATCTCTCCTGGACCCGTGAACCGCCGCATCTCCTGTTCGGCCGCATCCACCCGGTGCTGATCACCGGCGTGGACCCGAAGGGCCTCGAGAGCTGCTCCGTCCGCGGCGTGAACTACGACGAGCGGCTCTACATCAACGACAACGCCACCGCGCCGCCTGAAGCGGTCTAACCGCCAACACACGAACCCCGCCCAGTGCGGGGTTTTTGCTTTCTAGGAGCAGCCATGCCCGTCCGCTACAACACCATGAATCCGGTCGAGCCCAATGGATCGTCCGACTTCCGCGACGCCCACGACAACACCGGCAACCTTGATCTCGCGATGAACGGGACGGCACTTGCTTGGACGGACCGTCTCGGCCGTTCTAAAAAGTCCTGGGTAGGCATCGAGGATCAGGTAAACACCTTCCTCGCCCGATCTGGGTTCGAGTTGCCACCGTTGCAGTATGTTGACGGCACCCCGCTTGTGGTTGACTCGCCCGCCAAGCTTATCGAGCGCGGCGGGAACCTCTACAGCGTCAAACTGCCGGCATCGTTCCCTATCGAGCTCTCCGGCACCTGGTCCGCCGACGAGCCGCTGCTCGTATTCCGCAACGACCAGTCGCTCCGCCAGGAGCTCGCAGAGCAGGACGGTGGCACCCTTGTCGGCTGGAAGCGGACTCAACTTTCCGCGTCGATCGACACCATTCAGCAACTCGCGGACTCTATTCCGATCCGGGTCTGGGAGTTCGCGTCGCTCGTCTCTGACAAGCCGTCGGCGGACCCGTCGACCTGGAACTGGACTCCGGCGTTCCAGGCGATGGTAGATACCGCTGAGTCCTACATGCAGTCATCTGGAGCAAGGCGAATCACCTGCTATGCCGGGCCTGGCACGTTTCTGATTGACTCAATTGTGTGGCGCTCTGGTGTGCACATGTATTTTGGAGGTGCTGAGCTAAAAGCTCATCCTGACTCTATAGATGGAAACTCGCTAATCAACGCAAGCCTTAAACTAAGCGATATCGGGTTCTATGGTCCTGGTATAGTTAACGGTGATAAGGATATTTTCGGGCCGGAACATAGGCAGCACGGAATTCATTGCGTGGCAAAAAGAGTAAAGGTAAAGGATCTTTACATTGAGAATATAGGAAGTAGCTCGGTTTTCTCGCTGGGTGATGGTGTAATTTTTAGGCCAACAATCCCAGAGGGAGATTTTCAGTGCGAGGACTGTGAGGTCTCAGGGTGCACATTTAGCAATATAGAAAGACAGTGTATAACCGTTGAGTCTGGGTTTAATATCCGTATTTTGTCGAATGGGTTCTATAACAGCACTTACTCTGCTGTTGATATTGAGAATGCTGGGTACACCATGGGAGATGTCGATGGTGTTCTCTTTCAGGGGAATTATGTTGATGGATGCCTGTATGGTGTTACTGCCGTCAGTGCCCAGCCAGTTGACGCGCAGAGGAATATCGTGTGTGTAGGGAATACCTATAAGAATGTGACGGATGCTTATAACTTTCGAGGATGTTCGAATGTTAAGGTAGGTTATGGTGATATTGCCGAGGTAAGTCGGTACGGAGCCTACATCTACTCAGATGGCGTTACTACAGCCCAGAATATCGAAATATCTGAATTCACCACATCAGGAGGGACGTATGGAGTGTTTGCGCAGGCAGTTGGTGGTGGGTCTATTAGTAGACTTAAACTGACCAATCTGAAGATTACCGGTACTTCCACCTCGCCGGTCACTGTGCAGAGCACATCTGGCTTGAGGATGGAAGGGGTTGACGTACTGATCAACACCGGCACAGGTGTTGTGATCCAGAACTGCGCATCGCCAATTGTCAGAAACGTGAAGATGGTTGGCGCGGTGACACTTTCCGTTCCGTCAGTGTCGTTCACTGGCACCACTACGAACCCGCGAGTTGGGGGGCTGGATATCTCTGGCTTCACTATTGGCGTTTCTGTCACAACTTCCGCGACGACGACAGTTCACAAACTCAGTGATAATGTGTTTTCAGGAGTTGCGACCCCATGGTCGGTGAATCCGGGAAACTACATTAAAGGGCAATTCTCTGGAACCTTCACAATGAATGCTGCCGCAAGCATGAACGTCAATAGTGTTGGCATGAATGTAACGTCATCTGTTGTGAGGTTGATTCCCACAAACGCGGCAGCAGCAACGCTTCAAGCTGGCTCAAAAATGGCCTGGGTGGTCAACTCGGCTTCGAGTAATAACGTATCGTTCAGAGTGCAGACCGCAGATGGAACGGCGGCGGCTGGGACGGAAACTTTTGCTTTCGTGATAGAGAACCTATAACTATGGCGCTGGGGCGGTTTACCGCCCCAATTTTTCAAAGGTTCGTAGCTACATCTCTGCTCTTAATAAACACGTCGCCGAGTCCAATTCGCTCAAACTCATTTCGATGGCTGACACTGGCTTTCAACATGATCGAGCGAATAAATGCTGCTGTAAGGTGGTTCCAGTCAGTGATAAACGGAACACCGTCCGATTCATAGGGGCATGCGGACTTCTCATTCGTGCATGTCATCCCTATAAGATCGATATACTCGAATGGTACTGTGTAGCTTTTGAAAAGTGGTAACTTGGTTATATCCTGTTTTTCAGTTGGGTAAGATGCTATGTCACGACAAATTGAGGCGTCTCTCCATGATACAAACATCGCCATGAGGCAAGAGTCGTGTTTCTTACCGTCCATTTGGTAGTAGCTTCCTATGACGTATGTCTTAGGACTTTTTCCAACGGAGTGGACATAGTTTAGTATCTCAAATCTGAATCGATTCGACGAATATTCAAATGGTCTGTGAGATGTAAGTATTATCTTCTCGACGGATTTCATTAATTCTTTGTCGTTGATAATTTTTTTGAAGTCTGCGCAGTTTGCTTTGTATGGCGCGCCCAATGGGTCGGACTTTATATCTCCGTTTTCGAATTTTACGTCGCACCCAAGGTATGAGGCTGAAATAACTCTGTATTTCGAGTGATCAATAATTGAGTTTAGCGCGGATGACCAGTTTCGCAGGTACGAATCACCAACTATGAATATTGTCTTCGCGTCGGGTGGGCTAGCGTATTCAGGGACCTTCATTGAGTCTGTTGTGTACTTTGCAAGGATGGATTCCTCGTATGATCTGGCCTCTTTCGAGTAGACCATGTTCATCCTGTCCGGGAAACCTTTTTGAAGGTGTCCGTATATCCCGGTGGCAGTTACCAGAACGGATGCCGCAGCGGCATAGGAGAGCACGCGAGCGCGACTTGCTCCGCTCTTACGGAATGGTTTTTCAACGATCCAATACGAAGCTACGGAGAGGGCAATGGTGAGCGCGATGATCAATATCTGCGCTGCGACCGTAAGCTCGCCCATCATCTTCACTTTCGCAAGTGCAATGATCGGCTGGTGCCAGAGATACGCGCTGTAGCTAAGTAACCCGATCCAGACCAGAGGCTTGAAGCTCAGCAGGGTGCCAATGGCTGTTCCTGGGCGTGCAAATAGAATGATTAGTGCTGTACCCATCGTTGGGTAAAGCGCATTTGAGCCAGGGAACGGAGTCGCCTGATCAAATGCGTAGACCGAGTATGCGATCAATGCGAGGCCAGCTATGCCTCCAATGTGGCTGCCGCGCAGACTCGGCCTCTTGAAGAGGATAAGAGCCACAATTGCGCCAACCATCAATTCCCAGGCGCGTGACGGAAGAAGATAGAATGCCGTCATTGGCTCTGCGGACACTGTTATGTCTGAATATATAAAGCTTGCAATTCCGATTGCGGCAATAGTCGCGCATAGTGCAGAGAAGCCAAATCTCCACAGAATCATTATAACAACTGGGAAAAATATATAATATTGTTCTTCTACCGCAAGGCTCCATGTGTGAAGTAGCGGCTTAAGTTCTGCTGCTGAGTCAAAGTATCCTGATTCATACCAGAAAAGAAAATTTGACGAGAAGGTTGCGGTAGAGGCAACGCTCTGCGCGAACCTTTTCATTTCTTCAGGCGGTAGCGTTATCCACGCGAACGGGATTACGCACAAGATCATCGTAAATAGGACTGGAAGAATTCTTCGCGCGCGGCGCTCGTAGAATTTGAGAATGCTTAGTTTGTTCTCCTGACGTTCTTTCAGGAGAATAGATGTAATTAGATATCCGCTGATTACAAAAAATACATCTACACCAACAAAGCCGCCGCTGAACTGTGAGAGACCGACGTGGAACAGGATTACAGGTAGTACGGCTATCGCTCGTAGACCATCGATTTCAGGGCGATATGCCAGGAACTTGTTGTGCATCGGATTCCCTTCGGTTGGGCGCGGGTCAGCCGCGAATGATACCGGCTGTTGGGGTTGAACGTCATGCCCGCTTTGGCGCGGGCGCCACTGGAGAACTACATGCCCATCACTGAGCAGCAACTGCTGCGTATTTACCCGAACGCCGGCCCTCGAGCCGGCGTTTTTGTTGGTGCGCTGAATCGCGGGATGACGCGGTTCGGTATCACGTCGCCGGTGCGGGTCGCCGCGTTTCTCGCCCAGATCGGCCACGAGAGCAGCCAGTTGAGCCGGCTGGTGGAGAACCTCAATTACAGCGCCCAAGGCTTGGCGGCGACCTGGCCGAGCCGATACCTCGGCGCCGACGGCCAGCCCAACGCCCTGGCGCAGCGCCTGGCGCGCAACCCCCGAGCCATCGCCAACAACGCCTACGCCTCGCGCAACGGCAATGGCGACGAGGCATCGGGCGACGGCTGGCGCTTCCGTGGGCGCGGCCTGTTACAGATCACCGGCCGGGCGAACTACCGCGCCGCCGGCGCCGGGCTGGGCCAGCCGCTGGAGCAGGAACCCGAGTTGCTCGAGCAGCCGGAGTTCGCTGCGCTGTCGGCGGCCTGGTGGTGGGCCAGTCACAGCTTGAACGACCTGGCCGACCGCGGCGAGTTCGCTGCCATTACCAGCCGGGTCAACGGCGGCATGAACGGCCAGGTGGAGCGCCTGGAGTTGTGGCAGCGGGCGAAGAGGGTGCTGTCGTGATCTCCGCCCGTGCTTTGTCGGTCGCGCTGGCCTGCCTGCTACTGCTCGGCCTCGGCGCCGCCGGCGGTGTCTGGCTCGGCGCGCGGCACTACCGGCCGCAGTTGGATGCCGCGAGCGCGGATCTGGCTGCCTGCCGTGCCTCCCGGGGAGAGTTGGAGTCCGCAGTGGCGGAGCAGGTCCTGCAGGTGGCCGCGCTGCGCCTGGCCGGCGAGCAGCGCGCCCGGGATGCCGCGCAGGCTGTGGATCGGGGGCGGCAGCAGGCCGCCGAGCAGTATGCCGCGGCACAGGGCCTGCTGAGCCAGCGAACCGCCGGCGAGCAGTGTGCGGCCGCCGAGGTGGTCATTGACCAGGAGTTGGGGCTGTGAGAGTGGTGCTGATGTTGGTGATGGTCGCGCTGGCGGGATGCGCCGGCCAGGTCGAGCTTGAGCCGCGCACGGTGCGCGTAGAAGTGCCGGTGGCGGTGCCGTGCCGAGCACCCGCGGTCGAGGTGCCGGCCTGGGCCGCGGCGGGGCTGCGGAAGGGCGACGATCTCCAGACCAAGGTCCGCGCGCTGCTGGCCGAGCGCCGGCAGAGGATAGGGTATGAAGCCCAACTGCTGGCGGCCAACAGGGCCTGTCAGAATTAGGAGTAGACTACGGCCTTTTCCTACGGAGCAGGGCGATGCTGGTTATTCGATTGGCGGGGAAGTGGACGTTAAAGCTGGACCGCCAGATAGGCAGTTCCGGAAAACACGGGATATGGGCATTCCACTGCTCTGAAAGCACTTTCGCGCCGTCTTCGAACGACCTGCGGCGCACTGCGGCGATCCTTCCAGCCGAGCCCAAGGAAGGCCAGACGGTGGACGTATCGATCTGCGA